AAAGGCCACACTCGCGGCAATACTCTGAGCGCTCAAATTCGTTCATAGCCGCTGTGTGGATAACCGCAGCCAACTTGGCTTTGGAATCCCATTTATGCGGCGGTGTAGGTTTATGGGGCATCGCATATCCTTGTTCACAGATCATTTGCTTCCAAGCATACAAGGTAGATCGGCCAATACCCGTTTCACGGCTGAGTTGTGTGACACTTAATGAGTTCGGCGGCAACAGCTTTCTAACCATCTGCTCTTTAAATTGCGCATCAAATACTCGCATTTCTCCATCTTTCCCGACCCCTCAAATAATGAAATTCGTCTCTTCAAGAGACCGGACATCTATAGTGACAGAGGGGGTAACATTGTTACCTTTTTATTTTCAAATACTGTACAAACAATCATGAAATACTGTATACTGTATTCAAGCGCAGATGATGCGCCCGACACTGAAACTTTTGCAACACGGTTACTGGAGACATCCAGAACTTATTTTGAATTGGGGGAACAACATGAAGCTGACCAATCGGCACAATCTGCCAGATACGTTTGTCAACGTACTGAAAAAGCCGACATACAGTAGTGGTGGTGCTGATTTATCGGTTACGCAACTGATAAACAGTCCGCAGATAGTGGCATTAAAGCGCAAGTATGCGCAGGAGTTAGAAGAAGATGTATCTGACATGGTATGGTCTTTGTTTGGCACGGCGGTTCATTCGATACTTGAGAATGGCAAGCAAGCGGGGCATACGGTAGAGCAGCGCATCCATACCAATATAGATGGATGGAACCTAAGCGGCGCAATTGATTTGCAGATTGATAATGGGGATGGGACTATTAGCGTTCGTGATTACAAGGTAACAGGCGCATGGTCTGTCATGGCGCAGAAAGAAGAGTGGGAGAATCAGTTAAACGTATATGCGTTCCTGATTGCTCACGTAAAGCAAAAGCCAGTTAAGGATATTGCGATTGTGGCAATAGTTCGTGACTGGAGCCGCAGGCAAGCCAAGACGCAGGAGGATTACCCTGCATCACCGATAGTCACAATACCCATACCGCTATGGACATATGAGCGTCAATTACAGTACGTCAAAGATAGGATTGCCCAACATTCTGAATGTGATTTCCAAGCATCAACAGGTGCGGCATTACCCAAGTGCACACCGTCAGAGATGTGGGAAAAGCCAACCATATATGCCGTTAAGAAAGCTGGCGCAGTGCGGGCAAAGTCTCTGCACGTGAATGAGCAAGAGGCGATAGCAGCAAAAGAAAAGCTAGGGAACCTAGCAATCATAGAAGTTCGGCCAGGCGAGCGTACACGATGCGCTGAGTTCTGTGCAGTGAACAAGTATTGCCAACAATGGCAAGAGTATCAATCAACCAAGGAGTAAACATGAAGGAAATAGCATCAGCCTTAGTCAAGGCACAAAAGGAATTTGGTCCCGCACTGAAGACCAGCACAAACCCTCACTTCAGAAATAAGTACGCTGCCCTCGATGCCTGCGTGGAAGCTGTGCTGGATGCACTTAATAACAATGGGATTATGCTCATGCAGAACACCCATGACACCGAGAATGGGATTACCGTTGAGACGATATTCCTCCATGAATCGGGTGAGATGTTGAGCAACGGGAAACTGTTTGTGCCTGCCGCCAAGCATGACCCGCAAGGGTTTGGTTCGGCATTGACCTATGCCCGCAGATATAGCCTTATGGCCGCGTGTGGTATTGCGCCTGAAGATGATGATGGCAACAAAGCAACCGAGAGCTACAACGCAAAACCCGCAGCGAAACCAGTAGCAACAAAACCACCAGCGGTTGTGGCTGGAAAGGATATGCCGTGGCAACTGAAGATTGAAGCCAAAGATGGATGCACAAACGAGGAATGGTTATCCATGTTGGTTGATGCCTGCATGGTGCAATTAGATGTGGCAAAGACACCTGAAGATGTCATGAACATATTCAAGGTGAACAAAGCCATATTCGACAAAGCCAAAGAGATTGATGCAGATCTATTCAAAAACCTAATGGAAACATTTTCCGCAACCAAAGAGAAGCTGAAGGGATAAATCATGGCATTTGAACAAAGACCTGATACAGGCGTACTATTTGAGAACAACCGCAAGACGAGCGATTACGCACCTGATTACAAAGGCAATATCCTGATAAGCAAGGAACTATTGCAAGAGCTGTTTGACGGCGGCGGAGAGGATGCAATAAAGCTGGACATAGCGGCATGGAAAAAACCAACCAATAGCGGTGAGTTGTTGTCACTGAAGGTCGGGAAGCCTTTTGTGAGCAACAAGCCAGCTACACCCGTCAAACTACCCGACCCGCCGCCTGCCGATTTGGTAAGCGACGACGATTTACCATTTTGATATAGGGGTTAGGAATGAATCATCCAAGTTTTGAAGCCGTGAAAATGGCAATCAAGCAAGACAAAAACGGATATGTCCTAACCCTTAACGTGCATCCCGATGATTTGGACGAACGAATCATGCGGGATTACGTGGGGGCACGATACCAGGTAGTCATGGTTCGGTTAGATGAGGACGATACACCCTTAAGCCGTGAAGATTTTGATGGGGACAGGGCGATAAAGATAGCGGGTTCTATGTGCAAAGACCCGCAGTTCTGGGCATACCTGCATAAGGATAGCCAGATTATCGAGCCATCAGAAGAAGAGGCTACCTTTTGGCTTAGAGCATACCTGGACATCCAATCTAGGGCAGAGCTTAAATCCAACCAAAAGGCACGTGATAGCCTATTTAAGATACAAAAGGAGTTCCTATCATGGAGACAAAAAATCTAGTCCCATACACGGTGTACATTCCAAGGAAATATGCCGACAAGATGAAGGTGATAGCCGAAAAGCGCAACGCATCAAAGCTAATACGGCAAGCTGTGATAGAGGTGCTTGAAGGCAAAGAACTAACCCTGCATAAAGGCTACCAACTGGCAATCGAAACAATTACAACCATTGCAAAAAAAGAAATGGATAGAGTGTTGACAAACAGAAAATGTGTGATAAAGTAAGAAAAACCACACAAGAGGAAACTATGCAATACGAAATAAAGGGTTCATTCATTTCTATCCGTTTGCCTTCTGAGCTGAAAGAAAGGCTGAAGAAAGATGCGGTAGAGAATGGGCGCACACTGAATGGACAGGTATGCCATGTTTTACGCAAGGCATTGGGAATGGGTAATGGTATTAAGAAACAGAGGGGGGTTTAACGATGGATATATCGTTCACAAAAGTTCAAGAAATCGTCATTCACAAAGACGAATTGCCGAGTATGGATTGCGTGACCATCACGATTAAATATGAAGATGGTCGCAAACAAGACATTGACTTGAGCGGCAATGAAAACGATGTTTTGCGCATCGTGATCGAATAGTGGGCTAATCCAAGCCGTGAAGTCCATCATGGAAAAAAGCCCCTGCTGCCAAAAAACTCGCGCCCATGACATCTCGGGGAATAAGCAGGGGAAACGGGCAATTCTTAACTTAACTGGAGATGATGAAATGACTATTGAAACGCCTGAGCCCTACGGATGGACAATTGAGGGAACTCCTATTATCTGGCGTGGCGGACACGCTATTGCCGATGCAAAATCGTATGCTCGGCGCTGGAAAGAAGAACCTGAACCAATACCGCTATACAGGGAGCCGCCAGTTACCGAGAAATCCTCGGCAGCTCAACCGATGCAAGATGAAGACTTGACTGCGGTGTACTTGGCGGGGATGCAAAGGGGTAAAGAGCTAGCCTTGAAATCAAAAGTCGAACTCAACAAGGTTTACTGGGAAGGTGAAAAACTGATTGGAGTCGTCAAAGCCCCTGTCGGCTTTGTAGGGTTGACTCATGATGAAGTTGTTGAGCTTATAAAAGAGCTGTGGGGATGTGCCAGAATTGCGCCACAGAAAGCGCACAGCTTTGCATATGCCGTTGAAGCCAAGTTAAAGGAGAAAAACCAATGACTATTGAAAAACCTGAGCCTTATTGCTGGGCTGTTGAATGGACTAATTCGATTTGGGCGTGGCGTGGTGAAAACGCTGAGGAGTTGGCGCGCAGTTGTCACCCACAAAATCAAGAACCACCTTTTCCCCTATACCTTGAGCCGCCTGCACATCACCCCGACATCCTACAAATGGCACTTGATGCTCTTGAAGGGCTAATCAAAAAACACCGACATACCCACGGCCTCGACGGTGCTTGGGATGCTGAGATTGTCGCAGGCGAAATGGCAGCAGAGTTGTTGCATCAACACTTAAAACCAAATGAAGTACCCGACCACCTACACAATGCTTGATGCATTGATGGCATCACCCACTGAGCCGATGAAGCCTGAGCGAAGGCGACATCAGCTCACGAAAATCTACGAAGCTCTGCGGGCTATTGAACTGGATCCGCACCCGACCAAAAGCGATTGGCAGATACTGTGCTATGCCTGCAATATGGTTGAAGCCTTGATAGAAATCGGTGCGTGTGAAGATTCTGACGGCCTTTATGACGACGCTATCAAGTCACTGGCCGATGTTAATGAGCGGGTTCAATCTGGTTTGCCGATGCGCCTCGATGGTGAGGGGGTGCGTAACGTGCGGCAGCTTGTGGCGGCCTATGACGAACTGCTCGGGATTGTGCCTGAGCGCACGATGATCGCAGCGCACCGACAGCTTGAGAATCGGGCGTTCAATATTCTGCGGAGGAATGGTAAGCCAAAAAATAATTTAATCGGGTGATATTGCTTTTTTTTATATAAATGTTATACAATGTAAAACATGAAGAAAACAGAATATATCGGGTTTCGCATCACCGACTCAATGCGGCAACGCCTTGAGCGGATTGCGAAGCAGGAACAACGAAGCCTAAGCAACGTCATCACAGTGATGATAGATGAAGGCATTAAACGCCGTCTTGATGCGGCATGGGAGAAACGTAATGTATGAAGTAGAAGTGGCGGGTTATCCCTGCTATGCCCACATTACCCACGTGAGCGGGCAACATGGCTCACGCAGCTATCACGCTGCGAGCGATTGGGAGTACCACGGCTGGTGTGATGTTGAATTTGAACTGCGCTGGCACAAAGATGACTCGGTACGGGCTACGTGGCTGGAAAAGCGCATGACGAAAGAGGAAAAAGTTTATATAACCGACCTACTTGAACGTGCGCTGCGCAAAGCAAAAATTGAGGATGATGAAGATGCCAAAATTCCATATTAAATGGTTCTGGTTGGATGATATTTACTTTGGCATTGGCCAAAGATATGGCGGGTTCTCAATCTGCTGCTGGCCTTTTGAAATTTTTATTTGGAGGAAATGAAATGAACTTAGCAAAACTTGAAAAACTTATTGAGTACTTTACGGGTACTGAAACTGAGCAAACCCTACGATGGGCGGCTGATACTATCCGTGAATTACAAAGGCAAGTCAATGAACAATCAGCTCACCAAGACTGAACGGGAATACATTGGTAGGGTAAAGCAATTGCCGTGTAGCGTATGCAATGCGGCTGCACCATCTGATGCGCACCACATCGAACAGAAGCTACAGTACTGCGTTGTTGCCCTATGCCGTGATTGCCATAACAGCTTGCATGGCGAGAAGCGAATCTGGAAAGTAATGAAGATGGACGAACTCAAAGCCCTGAACGTTACATTAGAGCGCATAAATAAAGTTTGACAATCGGCATTTCTGTGCCATAATCTAACCATTCGCTTCGCAAACGAATCTCCCGATGTTGCAATCGTAAGTATGCCGTCTAGCCCCCGCGGATGGCAGCGATGAAACCCGATACCATAAAAAAGTATCGGGTTTTTCATTTCTGGGGTTACATTGTTACCATAGATTGTGTTATAATTCACACGTTTGCAACAAGGAGGTTTTATGCAAATCATGCGAGTCAAAGGTATCCAGTACCACAGTGCCAAAACCCAAGCTGAGGTTGAGCAATTCTTGGCTGATAACGGGTTAATCAAAACTGGCCAACATCACAAGCATGGTGAACTGATGGTGGTTGTTTTCAATTCCCCATTCCGTAGCTTTGGATATAAGCAGTATTGCGAGCCAGAGTACACCGCCAGAAGCTACCAAGACGGGTGGGGTATTTGCGTCAAATACTTTTACGAGGAAGATGTCATATCACCCAAAAAGGGTGGTCGGATGACTGCTGAAGAATTTGGGCGGATGTTCACCAAAAGTAGAGCATATCCAGCTAATACGGGAAAAGTTTATGGCGGCCAACGCTGCTAATGGGGGGTGTTATGGCTAATAAAAAAACCGTGCTTGAAATTGTCGAAGAAAAGTGCATAACAATAAAAAATTGCTGGAAATGGACTGGGGCAACCAACAACGAAGGAAAGCCAATAATTAGGCGGTTTGGCATAATTTTAAATACCAAACGTGCTTTGAAAGAAGAAATTGATGGAATAACGTATCCCAGAAACCTAATCATTAGATCGGCTTGCGATAACGATCTGTGCTGCAACCCCGATCACTTGGAAGTAGTTACCATCAAAGATAACTTTTCAAGGATTGTACAGACACGGAAGGCGGCTGATAAACAGCGCACAGCATTGTATTCTGTAGAGCGCAATTCCAAAACCAAACCAGGCGGATGTTGGGAATGGCAGGGCACTGTTAGAACAACGCAGGCTTATGGCGAACAACCCGTCATAGGTAGAAATGGCAGGCAGGTTATTCTCAGACAAGCTTTGTATGAGGAACAAACTGGCGAGAAGCTAACGAAAGAGCAGTACGTTTCAGCCAAGTGTGGTAATTCTTTATGCTGCAATCCCGAGCACCTATTTGTCATTACGAAACCAAAGCAGAAAAGGGTGCGTAAAAAATCATTCGACATCATCGCAAACGGATGAACAAACAAAAGGATTGGAAAATGAAAACAGGTTCATGGAAAAACCCCAGGACAATCGACGAGGCTGTAGGGGATGCGGCTATTGCCCGTGTCGTAGAACTGGAAAATCAGTTAGAGAAGGAACAAGCAAAGAGCAAGCGATTAGAAAAACAATTGCTTGAGGTCAGAATATATCTTTGCGACTTGCATACAGACCTCATGCTTCAATGTCTAAAGTCGGAAAAGACCGGCGAGGATTGGCGCAAACTTTTGAACGAAATGTATGCCTTAATAAAAAAATTGATAGGGTTTGAAAATGAAAATCATAAATGAACTGTTAAAAATTTCAAACAAAAAAAACGCCAAAACACTTGATGAAGCGATAGCCTACATTCGGGAACTGGAGGCCGAGCGAGATGAAGAAATGAACGAGCGCATGAGGCTAGAGGAGCAGCTACGTGACACAAGAGAATCGCTTGAGACGGTTATGGAAACGTTAAAAAACTTAATTGCAGATGTTCAATATGCAAGAAACAATAATCAAATTGTTAAATGAACAACAAAGCGAGATCATGAAATTAAAAAAGCGCATGATCGAGGAACGCGCCGAGAGTATAAAGTTGGAAAAGCGCATTTACAAGGCGATGCCGTGGTTGCAGCCAGTTACAGAAAAGATGAGGGAGAGGCAAAAAAAATGATATCGAGAATTGTTGAATCAAGCAACGGCGTACATTTAATTGTGGAGCGCAGCAAAGGAGAAGATACGCAGTTAGATAAGGTGGAAATCTACACAATTCCAGCTTATAAATGGGAAGTTGTGCAAGCTGTTGTAAATGAAGGTGCTCAGCATTGCGCTTATGAATTGAAAAATATCCCAGAAACCCACACGCAGCGGCTGGCCGTGCTTTTTATGGCGCTGGAGCAATGCACACGGGAGCAGGTAGACAGCATTGTTAAACGCTGGAGCGAACTCGAGTACACGCAATTACGATCCCTTTATGAGCTTGTAGAGGGTGATGACCCACCGAGCGAGACCGAGCGAACATTTGGGGGATGCGCCGGCTGGCGTGCTGCGATTCTCTGGGGCATGGCAAGAAAAGTGTGATATACTTCAATTGTCAGTTTGGCGGCTGGCGATTGAACTTACGGCATGGAGCCCGCAATGTTGCGGTGTCTTGAAAAGTTTAAGCGTAACTTGTGTCGTGAGTTCATATCGCTTAAGCCGTCTCACGCCAGAGGCCAAGACACCACAGCGTTGTGGGTTTTTCTTTTGGCGGTAACAATGTTCCTGGCCGTACTCCACACGATAGTAAGAGCCGCAATTGGGGCTGCGTGGAAGAAAACCGAGACACGGTATGCCGCAAGGCTAGGGGGCAGTTCCCGAACAATCCGTGCGACTGGCCGAACCGTCAAGTCGGGGGTTTAAGGCGGGCACCCAGCCTTAACATGACGGACCGCGAAAGCGGGGTGATAATACCTACTCCTCCCTATCTCACTGGAGCATTTTTTATTTTAAATTTATGCTCGTGGGGTAGGGGGGGCCTTTGGGTGATTCCTACCCACGGCACCACCTTACGACCTTACGGCCAAAGACCCTACAGACCTTGGGGTTATGGTAACAAAGTTACTCCACTGCTACTTTCCTTGCCGTCGCTTCCTTTATGGCATCGTGTTAAAATTCTCACACTTTCCCTATGAAGTATGGTAACATTGTTACTCTTACGAACGGAGGATTGTATGGAGATTAGGGATATACCGCTGAAGGATATACGCCTTGATGGTGCTACGCAGATTAGGGTGGAGCATGACAAGGAGACGATTGAAGCCTATGCTGAAGCCATGGGTTCGGGTTCGATATTTCCCCCTGTTGTGGTGTTTAACGATGGGGTTGATAACTGGCTGGCTGATGGGTTTCATAGGTACTTTGCTGCCAAGAAGAACAAGGCTAAGGATATTGCGGCGGATGTACGCAGCGGCGATAAGCTGGATGCGCAGAAGTATGCGTTCACGGCAAATACTGAGCGTGGATTGTCGTTGTCTAGGAAGGACAAGCGCAAGTTGATAATCATGATGTTGTCGCACCCTGAGACAAGCCATATGACAAATGCGGCTATTGCACGGCAGGTCGGTGTAACGAAGGTCACGGTGGGTCGAATCAAGGCAGAGATTGGGAATGCAGACACGGCAAAACCCGTTATCGAGAACACCAAAGCCGATGAAGAAGATAGCGATACCGTTGTAGAGCCATTAAAACACGCTATAAGCGCACATCCTGACGTGGATGAGCTACTGGCTACCATTGAGGAATTAAACGCCGAGAATCAACGTTTAAGGGATGCGTTGGCGGCTGCTCAGTGGGATGCTACTGAGATAGAGAAGATAGACGTAGGAGATACGTTGAAGGAGTTGAGGGAGCAGATACGGGTATTGGAGATGGAATTATCCACGGCAAAGGATAGTCGGGATATGTACCAGAATCGTAATGCCGAGCTACTGCGTACGGTAAACGCACTCAAAACAAGATTGAGGAGTTGAAATGTCATGGTTAATAAGTCAAGCCTTAATGAACTCGCTTTGTTCGCAGGAGCAGGGGGAGGGATTCTTGGAGGAAAACTGCTTGGATGGCAAACAGTGTGCGCCGTTGAATGGGAGCCATATCCCGCAAGCGTATTGTGCGCCCGACAAAATGACGCAATTCTCACGCCTTTCCCGATTTGGGATGACATACAAACCTTTGACGGAAAGCCGTGGAGAGGAATTGTTGACGTTGTATCTGGCGGGTTTCCATGCCAAGACATCAGCGCAGCAGGAAAAGGCGCAGGAATTGACGGAGAGCGAAGCGGAATGTGGAGGCACATGGCACGGGTGGTTGGCGAAGTACGACCCCGCTACGTGTTCGTGGAAAACTCGCCAATGCTCGTTAATCGAGGACTTAGCAGAGTCCTTGGCGATCTTACCGAAATCGGGTATGACACGAGATGGCTTGTTATGGGGGCTGCCGACGTTGGCGCACCGCACCGTAGAGACCGTATTTGGATTCTCGGTACCGACACCAGTTTCAAGCGATGCGACATCGGGGGCGGTGATAGGGAAGAACGACACCCATTACACAACATCAACGGGAATGCCAAGAAAGGTGAATCAGAACGGGAAAGACGGTTCAGTGGGATTAGGACGACTGGTGCAGATGTGGCCAACGCCGACAGTTTGCGGAAATTACAACCGCAAGGGAGCAAGCAAGACGAGCGGGGATGGATTAGCGACGGCAGTGAGGAATTGGCCAACTCCACTTGCCACGGATTGGAAACCAAGGGGGCCGAACAGCAAACAGCAGGGACTGGCGGAAAAAGTCAAGTATTGGACTACACCAACTGCGCACAACGCCAAAGAAACGAATGCTCCAAGCGAACACAAGAGAAATACACCAACATTGACCGCCCAAGTGAATTGGCCGACACCAAGAGCGTTTATGTACAAGGACAGTACAGTAGACCGTGGGAAGTTCAATTTGGGCGAGAAAGTTGGTGGGAAGTTGAACCCAACGTGGGTCGAGTGGCTGATGGGGTGGCCGCTAGGGTGGACAGACTTAAAGCCATTGGAAACGGACAAGTCCCACTGTGTGCAGCAGAAGCATGGAGAATACTGACATGGAGCGATTACTAATCACACTGGCCGAGCCGGCGGCGTACGGTAAACGCACTCAAAACAAGATTGAGAGCTTAAGGGGAGGTTAACCATGTCACCGGCATTTCTGGCCTTTGCGCAGGCGGATTTGAAAAATGAAGACCGAAAAGTTTGGGCAATTATGATGTGTTACGTAGACGATGCGATGGAGATAAGGCATCCATTTAGTGCTATGGCGGAAGAGTTGGGAATCAGGCCGTCAAATTTTTCTAGGGCACTTAATAATCTATGCGATGAGGGTATCTTCATACGCAGGAAAAGGAACGGTCGAACTGTGCAGATATGGCTAAACACTGAGTATGGATTGAATACGAAGAATCACGTAGTCGCACTAGATGACGCACGCAAGAACAGAGAAAGTAAGACTTAAGAAGAAAAAAAATCAAAAGATGAGTGTTTACAAGGGTTTACACGACACTAAAGTCTTAGGTTTGAAGACATGAAGTCTTAGAAGTGAAGATATGAAGTCTTAAAAAATATGGGCAAACTAAGACTTTATGTATATAATACCTATACTTGAAGTATCAAAAAGGAGTGTGTTCATGAGACCAAAAGACGAAAACAAGAGCAAGCGTGGTTTGGTAAAGTATGACCACAACCCGTTTGTCGTCAATGCTGTAGCCAACACCAAGCAAGGAGTGAAGCGAATCAGCAATAAGGATGGTAACCGGATGATGGTTGTGAGCGAGAACACGGGAGAAATCGTTGCGCCGGCAGGGTTTTGGCAGGCGCATGATGTCGATAAAACCCAGTTTGTGAAACTTTATGTGAACGGAGTAAAGGCTTTCAAAGATTTGACTTCGGCAGGTACTAAGGTTTTTGAAGTGCTTTATTTAACAGTTCAAGAGGCTACCGGTAGGGATTTTCTGTATCTGAGCTTTATCGAGGTCGACCAGCAGGTTACACCAATGAGTAAAGCCACTTTCATGAAAGGCATGAGGGAGTTAATTTTGAAGGATTTTATTGCCGAAAGCATGGTTCAGAACAAGTATTACCTGAACCCTGATTACATGTGGAATGGAGACCGTCTAGCATTCATTAAGGAATATAGGAAGGTTAAGAGCAGGCCAAAACTTGATTAACAGAAGTTGCAGAATGAAAGACTGCGGCAGGGGTATCTGGATATTTTTTGATTTTATGTAGCGGGGGAAGAGTAAATGTTGAAGTTAAGAGAGCACCAAGAAGACGGTGTGGAGAAGCTGAGAGAGAATTTTAAGAGGGGTATCAAGCGGCAGATATTCTATGCGGCCACCGGATATGGAAAAACTGAATTAGCCATTTTCCTCATGGATGCGGTGCGGAAGAACTATAAGCGGGTTGCGTTTGTATGCGATAGGCTGGTGTTGGTGAATCAAACCAGTGCCAGGTTAACCAAATACGGCATTCCCCACGGTGTATTACAAGCCAAGCATGAGAAGTATGACCTGAATGAGCGCATACAGGTGGTAAGTGCCCAAACCATGGAGAAAAGACCAGAAGTTAAAGATGCGTTCGAGCTGTTTATCATCGATGAAGCACATCAATTGAGGCGCAAGACGGTGGAGTTCATCAAGAAGAATCCCGACATGAAGGTAATAGGGTTGACTGCTACCCCATTCACTGCGGGATTGGGTGAAGTCTATCAAACGGTGGTTTCTAATCGAACTACATCATGGCTTGTGGAGCAGAAGTGGCTATGCCCTTTGCGTGTGTATATTTCGAAAGAGATTGACATGGAAGGGGCTAAGACTGTAGCGGGTGAGTGGTCATCTGCTGAAGTGGCGGAGCGTGGTATCAAGATAACGGGCGACATTGTGGCGGAATGGGAAAGTAAAACCATGGCTATATTTGGCAAGCCTGAAAAGACGGTTGTTTTCTGTGCGGGCGTAGCGCATGGGCAAGAATTGGTAAGGGAGTTTGCAAGGAAGGGTTATAACTTCGTAAGCCTGAGCTATCTTGATGAGGATAACTTCAAGAAGGAAGTGGTTTCTGAGTTTGAAAAGCCTGATTCAACGATTCATGGATTGATTGCTACGGACATTCTCACAAAGGGGTTCGATTGCCCTGCGGTGAAAATCGGCGTATCGGCAAGACCGTTCAAGAAGTCTTTATCATCCCACATCCAACAGATGGGGCGGGTAATGCGTTCGCATCCTGATAAATCCTTCGGTCTCTGGCTTTGCCATAGCGGGAATTACATCCGTTTTCAAGAGGATTGGGACAATGTTTATGAGCAGGGTGTAACGAGCCTAGAGCACCTAGACAAAGCCCACAAAGAGCCAACCAAGAAGAAGAAGTCGGATTCCAAGTGTCCTAAATGCGGGTTTCTGTGGAAACGTGGGGCTATATCCTGTACGGCTTGCGGTTTCACTAAGGAGCGCACCAGCGGGGTTATAGTCAAAGCTGGAAAGATGGAACAGTTCAGTGCGGAAGCGATGCGGTCGGATCCGATGCAGAAATTTTACTCTGAATTGATAGCATACGGGATGCTAAAGGGTTTCAAACCAGGGTGGGCAAGCAACCAGTTCAAGCAGAAATATGGGAAGTGGCCAAACAATCTAATCTCAAAGCCTGCTGACCACATATCGCTTGGTACGAAGAAGTGGATAATGAGTCGGAATATTGCCTATGCTAAAGCCATGAATCGTAACCCAATGAAACTTTAAGGAATCGTTATGCAGTCTTTCTTGGAGTTTGCGCAGGGGCATGGGCTGATTCTTGATTCGTTGGTGCATGACAAATGGGTTTCTGTACCAACGGAAGACCATCCGCACAAGAGGAATGGCCGTTATAAGTTCATGGGTTCAATCGGGTGGGTACATAACTGGGCGACAATGACAAAGCCTGTTATGTGGCGTGGCGGCAAGCCTGTATCGTTTGCTGAATTGCGGCAGATGAAGGAAAAAGCCGATAGGGATTTGAGGTTGGCTAATGAAAAGGCAGCTAAACGGGCGGAGTGGATACTTACTCAAACCACGGCAGATATCCATGAGTATCTCAAACGGAAAGGGTTTCCTGATGAACGTGGCAACATCTGGGAGCCTGAAATAGGTACGCGCCTGCTGGTAGTGCCGATGCGGGTAGGTCGTAAGATAGTCGGGTGTCAATTAATTGACAGTGACGGCGGCAAGAAGTTTCTTTCAGGGCAGGTAACCAATGGTGCGGTTCATGTATTCGATAGCCAGGGTGTGCCGATTTTCTGCGAGGGGTATGCCACTGGGCTGAGTGTGCGGGCGGCTATGCGGGCGGCTAGAATGAGGTTTACCATATACGTTTGCTTCAGTGCATCCAACATGGTGAAGATAGCCAATACTGTATCTGGTGGGTTTGTTGTTGCGGACAATGATGAAGCGGGATTGTCGGCGGCGGGGGCAATAAAAAAACCCTACTGGGCAAGCGATAAAGCCACTGAGGATTTTAACGATTACCAGGGTAGGGTAGGCTTGTTTGTTTCTGCAATGAAGATCAAACTATTTTCGATGAATGTATGCCCAAAGTTTCAGAAATGATTTCTCGATGTAGTTGATATTCTGCCTAGATGTGTTGTGCGTTTCGCAGATAGCATCTATGGCAATGCCTTGGCTTAGTTTCTTGAGGATGGCATAGTTTCTATGCGCCAGTTCCCCATCTTTTCGGACAATGTAAATGTATTGCTCAAGGGTTGGAAATTTCACAAACGTCCAAGGTGGTACATCGGTCTTGGTTTCTTTAATGGGGACATATCCCAGGCAGTCACGTAGTCTCATTTGGTTTCCTCCAAAAATTGTTTTAGGATTTCAACTTGTTTGGCTTGCATGGCTTTCCTAGCTTCAGCGGCAGCACGGGCGGCCAGCGTCCATGAGTTAGTTTCTTTGAATGTGGTGGCCAAGGCAGCATCGGCGGCAGCACATTCAGCAGCAGCAGCAACTGACCAAGCAGTTGAATCATGATAAGCAACATCGCCAGCGGCAGCCCAAGCTGCGTAAGGCGCGGCATAAGGGTTATCGGGGATTGCAGAATCGGCGGCAATATGGGCGGCTAATAGTTCGTCATCTGTTGCCAGACCATTTGCATACCTATCAGCAACCTCAAAGGCAAGTTTAGAGGTATCAGGCATCAAATTTTGCACTTCACTTGCAAAAAGGCAGGCAAGTTTTACCCGTTTACGCTTATCAACCAGCTTATTGACACACCAAACAGCATCAAAAAAACCATTTGATTCGAGTATCGTGGTAACGGCTAACGGCTCATCGTCTGGTTTTGTTTTCCCAAGATGTGCAAGCAATTTATCCCAATTTGATGAAGACAAATGCAATTTTCTAATCTCGTTCAGGGTTGTTTTCATGGGGTGTCCTTTAAAAATTGTTTGAGTATTTCTAGCATTTTTTTGTGAGTGTTTGCTCTTGCTGTAGGTCCTCGAAAGATAAAAATAGCCTCCAAGACAAGCGGAGCCACTTTTCCTGGTTCCCCTTGTGTGGCAGCATACGCAACCCTGTCTGTACAGCTCAAGTCTCGCCTAGCAAGTAGAGTATGAGCAGCCTCTAGCTCGTGCTCGGTCACCAAGCCGTTTGCATAACTCTCGCATACGTCTAGTGATACAGCACCAAACCGACTCATCAACTCCTGTACTTCTCTTGCGAAAAGTACTGTAAGCCGCATCTTTTGATATTTATCACAGAAGTGTTGAACGCACCACAGCGCATCTAAAGTTCCGTTCGATTCCAGCACCGTAAGCAAGTGCAAGGGCTCATCATCAGCAGAGGCCTTATTGAGATGTCTTAGCAAGGTTTCCCAGAAGTCTTGACAAGGGTGGTGCTTTCTGATCTCGTTTAGAGTTGTTTTCATTTGATTTCCTCCAAAAAACGGTTAAATATCTCGTCTCGTTTTTCGTCATAGTCATCTTTGACTTTCTCACCCGCCCATTTGCGTGATACGCATAGTCGGTTTCTTTATCGTGGTGTACATAGTTTCTCCTAGTTAGTTTGCTGGCGTTAAATCGCCTAATACGTGTGTTTTGCGTTTAATGATTTTGTGCATTACAGGAGGCTTGTACCCAAAAGCACCGATAAACTGGGCTTTACAATCTTCAATGTATTGCTTCGCTTTCTCGATGGTTGAAAACACTTGACAATCTACCCATTTACCACGATTGTCAAATTTGACCGCGTAACAATCCACCTTGGTAACTTTTATTCCCATGCTTTCCATTTCAGCAATTTGCGCTTTGGTGTAGTTTCTGATTCTAATATCGGTTATTTGTGGCATGCTCAATCCTCCAGTCTCGTAGCAGTCAAAAGCATCTCGCCATCTTTGAAAATAAACTCGTGCGCGGCATCTAAATCCAGATAACCAGCATCTTGTACTGCTTTTTCAATGGCTTGCGCTTCGTTCGCACCTGAATATGTGCCAAGCTCATCCCCATTTTTCCAGCTAACGATGTATTCAAAAGACTCAGAGATGACGTATTGATCTGATGTTAGGGTTAGCGTTTCGGGGCGTTGGCTTACGCTGTCAACCGGTCGGATTTCTATTGATGGTGGGTTGACTTCATCCCAATTTGCTTCGGCATCGCTCGCCCATGCCTGAATCATGATTTCATCAAAATGTTTACGTTTGTGCTTTGTTTCTAAAAATGCTCGGATAGCGTTTAATCCGGCTGCGTTTACGGTTATGTATTTCATCTTTTTCTCCATTTAATGCCCCTTTCGGGGCGGGTTTCTTTACTCTTGCGCTGTGCCGCCAAATATTGCACCAGGTCGGTACTCGTGCAAAGATGCCTGCAGATTGCCAAGGGTGCTAGTGCCATACTCAAATGCTCCTAGCATCGGCTTTTGAGTCAGTAGACTATGCAAAGCGGCGCGACATTCTCGCAGTAGCGCAGCTTGTTCGTTTATCAAAACGGATTGGCCTGCGGCTATGGCATCCGCCATGGTTATAGTTTCTTTATCAACCATCTCGGCAGCTGCGGAATAATTTGAAGCATCAGCCCCAAACTCCAGTTTGTCAGCGGCTTCGCGCAAGGCGTTGATCAACATTCCGTGGTAAGCGATTTGCTCCATCTCAATCTCCAGTTTGCCCCTTGCGGGGCGGGTTTATTACTCGTGCAGCTTGAATCGGCCAATGATTTTGCCGTTGAAGTCAATCACATTGCGGTACGCGTTGGCAGTGTCACCCGATTCGATTCGGTCGGCCACATTCCTAAGAATACGGACAATTTCGGGTTTTGCCGTCTCTGCGTTGTGCTCGTCCCATCCGTCAAATGCTTCGGTATCGCAGTTAAAAAACAATTCAAATTTCATAATTTCCCCTTTGTTGCAAAGATTTTATTGTATATTAAAAAACAATGTTTGTAAAAAAACCCCACAGTTAGTGGGGTCTTGGTAACATTGTTACAGGCGATTATCTTCGGCGAGCGACATGATTCGCTGTTTTGCTATCACGAGAATATCAAGCATGGTAAAGCCTATCAGCTGGGCAGCTTTCTTGAGTGTCTCGATTTCCCTTTGCAGATATTGGTTTAGCTCTGGGTCATCACGGTCGGGCTGCGTGATACACAAAATTGCGTGGCTTGCGTTTTGCTCTAGGATTTCCTTGGCAATTTCTCGGACATGTAGCGGCACAGAATTCACCGTACCTTTAAAAATAACCTTATGGGTTGTGTTCTCCTGCCAGAAAGGAATTATCTTATAGTCACGGTCTAAAGTCATGAGCGTGACGGATGATCTGCCGTCGGTGAAGTCGGTGGCTAGGTGCAGGCGGAAAAAGTCTTTTACATCTTGAGGTTTGGCCATTACTTTGCCAGTTTTCAAACGGTCCGATAGTTCACGTTTCGCCATCTCTATCACACTCGGATAATCGCCTTTTGCCAGCGCATGGGCCAGCTCGGCGCGGGCCTGGGATATCTGGTGTGGGGTCATTTTCCAGCTCCGTAGAAAATGCAGCCGCTGTTGTCGGGCTCTTGCAGCCCTTGAGCGGTATAGTACGGCTCGCCACAGCCCATTAACCAATCATGGGCAAAAGCCACTAAAAAAAGAATGGCCAGTATTAGGGCGATGAGCCCAAGGATAAAATCAATTTTAGATTCTTTCATCTTTTTCTCCATTTAATGCCCCAATCGGGGCGGGTTGCTTAAAAAACTAGGCCACGAACGGCCACGATCTGGCCATTCTCACGAATGGCATCGGGCCCAGTGTCTGGCGCGTACACATCACGCCCAGCGCGTGACGACCCAGCGGGGCCGGCCTCGCGCTTGAGCGCGTCCAGCACCATGCCCGACACAATGTACGTAACCCCATCTCTGGGGGCGGGTATGCCTTCCACTGCCCCAAAGTTTTGGGACACAATCCGTGCCCCTCCTAGCGCACCGCAGGCGGTACGCAGCGTGCCCACGCGGGCGAGTGTGCCCGATGGTGGTAGGGTTCCCACACCCTCGATAGTCAGGGCGTGGGGGGTTAAATTGATAAATTCAGTCATGGTTTTCCTTTCAGTTAAATTTTAAGGGCTGCCAGTGCTGCCCAGGGTGATACAGGCTCGGCCTGAATGGGTGCGGCCTTTTCTGCCTTGCGTGCAGCTTTCGCAGCTCGGGCTGCTTCAATCCGTGCTTCTTCTTCGGCTAGTGCAGCCTCCAGGCGTGAGAACTCGGCCACTTCCTCAGCCTCTTCCAGGCTCATCGGGACCTCGGAATGTGGACCGAGACGGTCACCATAAGGGCCGCGCCACTGTACAAGCCATGCGCCATGCACTGGGTCGGATGGCTCACGCAGCTCGATACTGCTGGCGTGATCGGCCACAGTCCCAAAATATCGGGTGCCGTCAGCGAAAAAATAGGCTCCAGCTAGCCCATAGAAATCCGTAGGGCGCGCCCAGAATAACGGCTCACCCTGCTCGCCTCGGTGTGTGGGCAAGTGTGGGCCTTTGCAGTGGCCCAAGACTCGGCGCACTTGCCAACGGTCGTGCTCCGCGTCTTTCTCGGCGCGGGCGGCCAACACCTCGGGGCTCTCTTCCCCGAAGATGGCATTTAAAAACTTCTCTTCTAGGCTCATAGGGAAACCCTCCCACTTGCCCACTTGGTGGGCGACACTACATCAGCGGGGATGTAGGCCTTGCCAAAAGAGGCCATTAGGTCGGCCTTCTTCTGCTCGGCCGGTGTGAGCTTGCGCTCTTTCACGCTGGCCTTGTGGCCTTGGGCCACCAACTCGGCGGCCACTTGCTCGGCCATTTCGCGGCCTTGCACGCAGGCCACGACTTCCGTCACCCAGCGGGGATTGACTTCCCCATCCAGGTGACGAATCAGAACGTTAAAATACATAAGAATCTCCGGTGTGTTGCAATTCGCCCATTTTACTAAAAAAAAATTTACTGTCAAATAACAACCCTACAAAACGGTAGGGAATTGTAACAAAGTTACTCGGTCGGGCTGCGTCCATGTGGTGCATCGGTCGGGTGCAGGTGGTCGGGCTGCGGTCGGTGTGGTGTGGTGGTGCAGGCGGTCGGGTCGGTATCGAGTGGGCAGGCAACAAGCGGGACATCAAGCCATGGCAAGACAGTCCAATCAGTCAAAACCACATAAGCACAATAGAACACAACCAGCGAATACATAAGAGACTAAGTAGACTAATCAAACTAGACTAATCACGCCCTTGACATAACAACCGATAGGGTATAATCTGAGCACAGTCCACAAACAGACTCAAAAGATATGACAGACGTCCCAATTAAAGAAAAGCTCCAAAACACCAAAATACCCGATAAATCGGGGAAGAATTTGGTAAGAGCATGCAGCAAGACTAGGGATAATCTTACGCTACACATCAGACGTACTCTCCAGAACGCTCACGCAGCCGCCTCTAGCATCACCCCAACGGCCATAAAAGCCCTTGTAATTCAACAACTTACGCTGATAGCCACATCTAAGAAAAGCAAGGATGCAGACCGTCTAAAAGCACTCCAACTCCTCGGCGAACTGCGAGAGGTGCAGGCTTTTGGCTCAAAGACAGCGGATCCACTCGCAGTACAACATGATAGCACATCAGCGGCCGAGACTCTACTCGAAGAACTCAGAGCAGCGCAGAAGCTAACAGCCACTGACATAAAGCCAAAGGAAATCAAACACTTAGATGACGTTGAGGGGGGTGCGGTCGAGAATGGGCAGGATGGCGAGAGTACGGGTGGGCAGGAGGGCGTTTCGGGCGATGCGCATGGCACACATATACATGCTACCCCACTCAAACAATCTACTCCGCTCGAAGCTACCCCACTCGAACAATCTACCCCGCTCAAACAATTTGATTTTGATACCCCTATCGTCAACTCGCCCTTGATGCGTATTGACCATGCAGAAAACCGAGCAAAAGTGATAAATGCGTTGAAGAATCGTTTGTCAACACGGGACATTGTGAGTAAAAATTCATAGTTTTGTGGTGTTATTCATAGTGGTTTTGGGATGATGGGTTGTATAAACCCGTGTTTTTCGAGACCAGTGCCTAAAAAATTGGCAAGATAAGTGAAGGGGGGTGGGTTGTGATTTTTGATAGGGGTTGTGGTTTTATCATTTGGCAGATATGCCCCCTTGTGTTTTGGGGTGTGGGTATATATTTTTGGGGTATGTGAAAGGTGAAGGTTAAGTATATGACTCCGGCGCAGAGGGCGACGTATGTTGTTATATGTGAGTGGTGGAAGCAGTTTGGGTATGGGCCGACGATTAGTGATGTGATGGCGGTGTTGGGGGAGAAGGGTAGGGAGAATGTTGTAAGGAAGATAGCGGTGTTGGTGAGGAAGGGATTTTGTGTGAAGTTGGAGGGTGGTACTCATCGGAGCATAATGCCGAAGGGGTATGTGCCTAAAGAGGTTAGACCTAAGAGGAGTAAGAAGGATGTTACAGAAAGTGGTGGAGTGGTTTCAAAAGGCGGTTCCGAATCCTGATGATAGGAATTTTCATGTTCAGTTGGGATGTCATTTAGAGGAGCTAGCTGAGATGTTAGATAGTTTGAAGGGCAAGACAGACAGGGATAAATTGCGTATTAGTACGTGGGTAAATGGGATAAATTACATGGCTTTGTCATTTAAGCGTATGTATATTGAGGTTGAAGTTAAGGACAGGAAAGAGTTTTTGGATGCTTTGGCAGATCAGGTTGTTACGGCAAGTGGGTTAGCGTATATGAAGACTATGGATTTACCTACGGCATTGGAGAGGGTGAATGAGTCCAACTTTAGTAAGTTTGTGGATGGCAAGCCTGTGTTTGATGCTAATGGGAAGATAGTGAAGGGTAAGGATTATCAAAAGCCTGATTTGACTGGGTTGTATGAGTGAGTTAGTTGAGTTACTGTCTGGGTTAGATGAGGAGTCTTTGGCCAAGTTTGTTCGTGGGTTACCTGCTAGCAAGATGGCTGAGATGGCTGAATTAGTCCGGCAGTATCGGAGGAATAAGCAGGCTGAGTTAGCTAGGGGGGATTTTTTAGAGTTTGTGAAGATGATGTGGCCAGGATTTATTTATGGCCGGCATCATAAGATATTGGCTGATGTGTTTAACAGGGTTGCCAGTGGTGAGTTGAAGAGGGTGACCATATCGATACCGCCTCGTCATACAAAGAGTTTGTTTGCCTCGTACTTATTTCCTGCGTGGTTTCTTGGGAAGTTTCCTGAGAAAAAGATAATGCAAGCATCCAACACGGCCGAGTTGGCGGTTGGGTTTGGTAGAAATGTACGGAACTTATTGGATGGTGAACAATATGGAGAAGTTTTCCCTGACGTTGGGTTGAGGAAGGATTCAAAAGCGGCTGGAAGATGGAACACCAACAAAGATGGGGAATACTTTGCCGTTGGGGTTGGTGGAACGATGACTGGTAAGGGTGCGGACATTATGATTATTGATGACCCGCATACGGAACAGGAAGCAAAGCAGGCGGAGCACAATCCTGCGGTATTTGATTCGGTGTATGAATGGTATACATCTGGACCACGGCAACGTCTACAACCTGGCGGGGCAATAGTCATCATTCAAACTCGCTGGTCTAAACGGGATTTAATTGGTAGGGTACTGAAGGATTCCGTGCAGAGGGACGGTGAGGAATGGGAGGTAGTTCAGTTGCCTGCGATTATGCCATCGGGAAAACCTTTATGGCCTGAGTTCTGGTCATTGGAGGAATTGACTGCACTTAGGAATGAGTTACCAAATGCCAAATGGCAGGCTCAGTATCAGCAGGAACCTACGTCAGACAGTGCGGCATTGATTAAGAGGGAATCGTGGAAGATATGGGACAGTGAGCATCCGCCGCATTGTGAGTTTACCCTTATGGCATGGGATACGGCTTTTGAGAAAAACAACAGGGCAGACTATTCGGCTTGTACGATATGGGGTGTGTTCTATAAGGAAGATGATAATGGGGTAATGCAGCCCAATATCATTCTCTTAAATGCCGTGAGGGATAGGGTTGAGTTCCCTGAGTTGAAGAAGTTAGTATTGAAGTTGCATAAGGAATGGGAACCTGATGCAACGATTATTGAGAAGAAGGCATCGGGAGCACCTTTGATATATGAGCTTAGGTCTATGGGTGTACCAGTATCGGAGTTCACGCCAGTAAGAGGAAATGACAAGATATCACGACTTAATGCAGTGAGTGACATATTTGCATCGGGTAGAGTATGGGCACCTAATAAGCATTGGGCGGAAGAAGTAATAGAAGAAGTAGCGAGTTTTCCATCTGGTGACCACGATGATTACTGTTTTATCGCAGGAACCATGATAACCATGGCAGACATGACGGAAAAACCAATAGAGCAAATTCAAATAGGTGACATGGTTCATACGCCTGATGGTGCTTGCAAAGTAACGGCAGCAGGATTGACAGGATACAAAACAGTCATTGAGCTAACAACAGAAAGCACACAATTAGTTGGAACGGCCAATCACCCAATATTTTGTGATGGCAATTGGATACCGTTTGTTTTATTGAAGGCGGGGCAAAAAATTCACAAACAAGACGGAAGCAGAGAAGAAATTATAGGGATGCGTTCTGTTAAGCAAAAGCACGTTTACAACCTAACAGTTGACACATCTCACACGTATTACGCAAACAAATTGTTAGTTCATAATTGCGATACTGTATCAATGGCCTTAGCCAGATTTAGAAAAGGCGGGTATATTACTACCAATTTGGATGAAGAAGAGAGTCATAGTTGGGTGCAGGCGCACCGCAAACCGTATTACTAAAGGAACAGAAAATGACAATGGAAAACACGGCAGGCATTATGGGTTTAATGCCAGAACCACAGATAGATGAGCCGATTGAGATTGAGGTAGTTGACCCAGAAAGCGTTGACATACGGATTGGGCCTGTCGAGATTGTGCTTATGCCTGAGCCTAAAACTGCGGAAACCTTTAATGCAAACTTGGCTGAGTACATTGACGAAAGCGTACTTGAGGGTTTGGCATCTGATTTGATGAGCGAATTTGATTCAGATGTTGAGGCAAGGAAAGAGTGGATTAACACTTATGTAGATGGTATTCAGTTGCTTGGCATGAAACTGGAGGAGAGGTCAGAGCCTTGGTCTGGCGCGTGTGGGGTGTACCATCCTTTGCTGGCTGAGGCGTTGGTGAAGTTCCAATCTGAAGCGATTATGGAAACTTTTCCTGCGCAAGGTCCAGTGAAAACCAAGATTATTGGCAAAGAGGATTCTGAAACCAAGTCAGCGGCAGACCGAGTTCACCAAGACATGAACTATAAGTTGACTGAGACCATGCCAGAGTACCGTGCAGAGCATGAGCGTTTGCTATGGGGTTTGGGTTTAGCTGGTAATGCTTTTAAGAAAGTGCATTACGACCCTACGTTGGGTAGGCCTGTGGCATCGTTTGTTCCTGCGGAAGATATTGTTGTGCCGTATGGTGCAGCAAGTTTAGAGACGGCGGACAGAATGACGCACATCATGCGGAAAACACCCAATGAATTGCGCAAGTTACAGGTAAGCAAGTTTTACAGGGACATTGAGTTATCGGAGCCATCAGATACTTTTGACGAAGTGGAAAAGAAGATAGCGGACAAGATGGGGTTCAGTGCAGAGATAGACGGCAGATACAAGATACTTGAAATGCACGTTTACCTAGACCTAGAAGGGTATGAGGATAAAGATAAAGACGGCAACATGACAGGCATTGCTTTGCCATACATTGTGACTATTGAAAAACAAACGGCAACAGTATTGTCTATTCGAAGAAATTGGTATGAGGATGATGAGTTAAAACTTAAACGCCAACATTTTGTCCATTATGGATATGTGCCATCGGGATTTGGGTTTTACTACTTTGGCTTGATTCACTTGATAGGCGCATACGCAAAGTCAGGAACATCCATCATACGTCAATTAGTTGATGCAGGAACGTTATCCAATCTGCCTGGTGGGTTTAAGACAAAAGGGCTAAGGGTAAAGGGTGATGATACTCCTATCGCACCTGCTGAATTTAGGGATGTTGATGTACCAAGCGGCACAATCAAAGACAACATCATGACCTTGCCCTATAAAGAACCAAGCCAAGTGCTAATGGTTCTGATGGATAAGATTATTGAGGAAGGGCGCAGGTTTGCATCAGCGGCAGATTTGAAGATTGCCGATATGTCTGCTCAAGCCCCAGTGGGTACAACGTTAGCCATATTAGAGCGCACACTCAAAATCATGAGCGCAGTACAGGCACGTATCCACAATAGCATGAAGCAAGAGTTCAAATTGCTCAAGGCTATCATCAGGGACTACACCCCAGAGGATTACGACTACGAACCCGAAGATGGTTCAAAGAAAGCCAAGAAATCCGATTACGACCGTGTTGACATTATTCCAGTGAGCGACCCAAACGCCGCCACAATGAGTCAGAAAATTGTGCAATATCAAGCGGTTATACAGTTATCGCAGACAGCACCTCAGCTATACGATTTGTCACAATTGCATCGTCAAATGTTGGAAGTATTGGGTATTAAAAACGCATCAAAGCTAGTGAAGCTAGAGGAAGATAACAAGCCAAAAGACCCGATAACGGAAAACATGGATGTGTTGCGGATGAAGCCATTGAAGGCTTTTGCATACCAAGACCAAGAAGCGCATATAGCGGCGCACATGGCATTTATGCAAGATCCCATGACGATGCAAATGATTGGTCAAAATCCCATGGCACAACAGATGATAGCGGCATTGCAAGCGCATATAGCCGAGCATTATGCGTTCCAGTACAGGAACCTGATTGAGCAACAAGTAGGCGCAGCGTTACCGCCTCATGATATGGAAGAGCCATTGCCGGAGGAATACGAAGCGGCATTGTCACGGATGGTTGCACAAGCGGCACAACAGTTGCTACAGAAGAACCAAGCCAATGCACAACAACAGCAAGCCCAGCAGCAAGCGCAAGACCCGATATTGCAGATGCAGCAGCAAGAGTTGCAGATGAAGGCGCAGGAAATCCAGCGTAAAGCGCAGAAAGACCAAGCCGATATCCAACTTAAACAGCAGCAGCAGGCAATTGAAAAAGAGCGCATAGCATCACAAGAACGTGCGGCCATGGCAAGTGTTCAAGCAAAACAGCAGACGGACATGGAGAGGATTCAATCCCATGAGGAGATAGAAGGCATGAGGATGGGTGTACAAGTGCAAAGGGACAACGACAACCTAGCATCCCGTGAACAGTTAGAAGGAACACGGTTGGGAATGGAAATGATGAGGAATAAACAATGACCGAGTTAAAGAATTTGCAGGCAAAACTGCAAGAGGAAATCCGGAAAAGAACCGGAGATATAGCCTTGGGAAACCCCAAGGATTTTAGCGAGTACAAGCACATGACTGGAATTATTCGTGGGCTTAGTCTTGCACAACAAATGCTGAACGAAGCAGCAGAAAGGTACGAAAACGATGAGTGAAATCCTGATTGGCACAAACCCCAATGACCCAGGACAAATTTTGCCGGAGACGGCAGAACAGAAGGCAAAACAATTGCCTGACCCTGTGGGTTATCGCATACTGTGTGCAGTGCCCACAATTGAGAGCAAATATGATAACGGATTAATAAAGGCCGATATTACGATGCACCATGAGGAATTACTTACAACGGTGCTGTACGTTGCAAAACTTGGGCCGGATTGCTATAAGGACGCAAGCAGGTTTCCAAGTGGCCCATATTGTAAGGAAGGTGATTTCATCCTTGTACGACCACACGCAGGCACACGCCTAAAAATCCATGGCAAAGAATGGCGAATTATCAATGATGATTCGGTAGAAGGCGTAGTTGACGACCCACGTGGCATTGAAAGGAAATAACATGAAAACCTTACCGCAAGAAATTAACGAAGACGATATGGATATTGAAGTATCGTTTGAGGATGATACCCCCGAAGAAGACCGTGGCAGAGAACCAATGCCAGAGGATATTGTCAAAGAGCTTGAAGAAGATGAGCTTGAACAATATTCTGGTGAAATAAAAAATACGTTCAAAAAATACAAAAAGGTTTGGCATGATGAACGTCGAGCCAAAGAAGCATCAGAACGTGAAAAGCAAGAAGCCATCCGTGTTGCGCAAGCGTTGTTAGAGGAAAACAAACAACTCAAAGCCAAGACCATGCACAGTGAAACGGCATTGGTTGCTACATATAAAGAAGCGGCACAACGACAACTAAAAGATGCGCAGGTTTTATACAAAGAAGCCTATGAATCTGGCGACTCAGAAAAGATGCTTGAGGCACAGCAAGCGTTGCATATTGCACAAATGAGAGCCAATCAAGCGGTACAACGTGAACAAAGTGCTTTACAAAACCAAAAAAATCAAGTACATATAGAGCCTGAGCAACAAATAGAACAGCCAGTCAGAGAAGACCCAAGGGCGGTTGCGTGGCGAGAGCGCAATCCGTGGTTTGGAAAAAATCATGAAATGACGGGTATGGTTCTAGGGTTGCACGAGAGCTTAGTAAGCAAACATGGACTTGCTTACACCACAACGGAAGAATACTACGAGCGTATTGACAAGAAGATGCGTGAGAAGTTTCCGGAGGAATTTGACCATGATACGCAGGTTGGGCGTGGCAAGCCTAGCCAAAGCGCACAAAGAAATGCCAGTATTGTTGCCCCTGCTACAAGAAGTACTGCCCCCAGAAAAGTAGTACTGACGGAATCTGCAAGGCGGTTGGCGCAAAAATTGGGACTAACTGACGAACAGTATGCACGTGAACTTGTAAGAATGGAGAAACAAAATGGCTGAAAATCGAATTGCCCGTGAATCTGAAAACCGAGCTACCACAGAACGACCCAAGCAATGGGTTAAACCTGATGTATTACCTGAGCCCACAAAAATGCCAGGCTATGCGTTTAGGTGGGTGCGTGTGTCCGCCCTAGGCAATAGAGACCCCAAAAACGTTTCATCAAAAATGCGTGAGGGATGGGAGCCAGTTCGTATTGAGGAGCAACCTCAGTTTAAGTTTATGGTTGACCAATCGAGTCAATTCAAAGACAACATTGAAATTCAAGGATTATTGCTTTGCAAGATGCCTGTTGAATTTGTGGAGCAGAGGGCTAATTACTACAACGGCAAAACACAAGCAAATATGCGTGCGGTTGATGAAGATTACATGCGAGACAACGACCCGCGTATGCGTAAGTTTACGGAATCCAATTCCAAGACTACGTTTGGCGCAGGAAGATAAACAATTAATTTGGAGTAACCAAAATGGCATATCCTACTGTTGATAAACCATACGGTTTCCAGCCAATGAACCGCATTGGCGGAACACCGTTTTCGGGTTCTACCCGTTTAGTGCCCATTGCATCTACCGCTGGTTTGACTACTGCGGCAGTATATGATGGGGATTTACTTGAACTCACGGCTAATGGCGTTTGCCAAGTAGCTGCTAGCGGTTCTGCTGTGCCTAATGCGTTGGGCGTGTGCGTTGGCGTTCAATACGTTAACAGCATGGGTCAAACTGTTCAAGGTCAGTATGCACCTGCTAATTCAAGTAATGCGTTTGCTTATGTGGTGGATGATCCCTCTGTATTGTTCAAGGTTGTGTCAGTATCTGGCACAACTGTTGTAGCAGGCATGGGTCGTACTGCCGTTGGTCAGAATACTTCTGTTGTTCTTAACAGTGGTAATTCGAGCACTGGCAATTCACAGCAAGCTATTTCTACGACAACCAATACTACCAACACCTTGCCCATCCGCATTGTTGACGTGGTACCTGGTACTGCTACTGGTGCAGATACGTTCGTGGAATTTGTTGTGAAAATCAACACCCACACCTATAACAGCACTACTGGCGTATAAGGAGAGTAGAACATGGCAACTAGTCGCGCACAGCTACTTAAAGAGCTTCTCCCGGGCTTAAACGCATTGTTTGGCTTGGATTACAAAACTTATCCTGAGCAACACAAAGAAATCTATGAAATAGAATCTTCTGAGCGTTCGTTTGAGGAAGAAGTGAAACTGGCAGGGTTTTCTGCCGCAGGTGTTAAGAACGAAGGTTCAGCGGTTGAGTATGACAGCGGCCAAGAAGTTTGGACGGCTCGTTTTACCCACGAAACTATTGCACGTGGTTTTTCGCTGACCGAAGAAGCCATTGAGGATAACCTCTATGATTCTTTATCAGTTCGCTACACCAAGGCATTGACCCGTGCAATGTACTACACCAAGCAAACCAAAGCTGCCGCCATTTTGAACAATGGCTTTAACGCAGCCTATGCGGTAGGCGATGGTGTGGCATTGTTCTCAACTCAACACGGCTTGGCATCTGGTGGCGTAAACTCCAACACCGCCGCTACTCCTACTGATTTGAATGAAGCAGCCATTGAAGCCGCTACCATTCAAATTCAGCAATGGACGGATGAGCGTGGCCTGTTGATTGCAGCCAATCCTGTTAAACTGATTGTTCCCCCTTCATTGCAGTTCGTAGCAACCCGTTTGCTAGAAACTCAGCAACGAGTAGGAACGGCAGATAACGACATCAATGCCATCAAGTTTAATGGCGTAATCTCTCAAGGTTACACCGTTAATAACTTCTTGACTGACCCTGATGCTTGGTTTCTCAAAACCGATGTGCCTAATGGCATGAAGCACTTTGTCCGTACCAAACTCGTTACCTCAAGTGACGGCGACTTTGACACGGGTAACTTACGGTTTAAGGCGAGAGAGCGGTACAGCTTCGGCGTCGCTGACCCCTTAGGTATGTGGGGCTCACCTGGTGCTTGATAAAAATTGAGCGTTAATGCTTAATGAAAAAGCCTCAGAAATGGGGCTTTTTCTACATTGACATTTGATTTTATAAGGCTTATAGTGCAGGAATGGGATATATCAGCGTATTCGACAAGACTCCCTACTTGACATCATGCGGACGAATACGCTACTTGCATGAAAGGACATTATGGCTACGACCACATTTCAAGGACCAGTTCGGTCATTAGGCGGCATTTTTCAACAAGGACCCGATACTGTGGTTCCTGTTACTGCCAGCACAGAAATTAACCCAACAGACCACGGTGGACGGATTATTTCCGTAGGCGGCGCATTAGCAGCAAACGTTGTATTAACGTTGCCTACCATCAATATTGAGGCTGACCCTGTTACAGCGGGGCCTGGTCGCAATCCATCAACTTCAAACAACCTTGGCGTTACCTATACCATCATGGTTCCAGCAACCATTACGGGCAACAGTTTAAAAATTGGCACAAATGGTACTGACAAGTTTGTTGGCTCTTTATCGTCAATTGATACTGATAGTGGGAATGTCATGGTTGGTTTTGTTTCTGGTGCAACCAATGACTTTATCAACCTAAATGGCGGAACCACTGGCGGTATTGCTGGCACAATTATTAATATTGTAGCGGTTGCTGCTAACAAATACATGGTAACAGGCATTGTGCTTGGTTCCGGTATTGTTGTCACACCATTTGCTGATGCGTAATAGGGTGACATTATGACGATGCAAACCGACATACGCTCAAGTGCGGTTGTTACCGCAACGGGTGCTGTGAACGATGTAAACGGAACGGTCTTAGGTCGGGTTCGCATTAAGGGCATTTATATTGTGCCTGGTGCGTCTGCTGGAACTTTGACATTACGTGACGGCGGGGCTAGCGGTAACATTGTTACCGTTATCCCTACTGTTGCATCGGCAACGCAACCTACTTACCTGCTCATGCCTGGGCAGGGGTTACTTTGTAAAACAGGCGTTCATGCAACCCTAACAAATGTGGGTTCTGCAACGCTGCTTTACGGCTAACCATTACATTAACCCAAAGGGGAAAACATGGCTTTCAAAACACCTGCATGGCAGAGAAAAGAAGGCAAGTCGGAATCCGGCGGGTTAAATGCTAAGGGCAGAGCATCTGCAAAAAAAGAGGGAATGAACCTAAAGCCTCCTGCACCGCATCCTAAAACAAAAAAGGATGCAGCTAGGAGAAAATCGTTTTGCGCCAGAATGAGTGGTATGCCTGGACCAATGAAAGACGAGAAGGGGAAGCCCACGCGCAAGGCTTTGTCACTAAAAGCATGGAATTGTTAAATGGAAAGCACACTTTGGAACACGGTATTATCATGTGTTACGGGCCTTGGGTTTTGGTTTATCAAGGTTATTTGGGGCGAACTAAGAGGTGCACAAATGCTGTTAAACAAAACACGCGAAGAGGTTTTGAAAAACAATATTACACGTGATGAGTTAGAAAAAATGACATCAGTTTTAGACAATAGGCTTAACAAGATTGAGAATAAAATTGATACCTTGATGCAAGTATTTTATCAGACTACTAAGATAAGCCATGAACAAGAAAATAGCATCGCATATAGGCGGTAAATCTGTTGAGCAAGGTGGAAGACCAATGCCAGCAAAATCATTAGCGCAAAAGAAACTTATGGATGCTGCTGCGCATAATTCGGCATTTGCACAAAAGGTAGGAATACCAAAAAGCGTAGCAACAGAGTATAGTGAGGCAAGTAAGGGAATGAAATTTAAAGGAGACGACATGAAAGACAGCAAAGCAATGGCCAAAAAAGAAATTGGTTTCATGAAAAAAAAGGGTGCGCCCAAGTCAATGATTAAACATGAAGAAGCTGAATACGGCATGAAGAAAGGTGGTGGTGTAGGTTCTGCATCACGCCGTGCAGATGGGGTAGCCCAACGTGGCAAGACATCGGCAACAATGGTTAAGATGGCTGGCGGCGGTATGGCTAAAAAGCGTTGTGGCTAATATGATGCCGAGTCGTGGAATGGGTGTTATAAAGGATTCCAAGAAGGTTTGGGAAAAGCCCAAGCCTGCTGGTAAATCTACACCATTAACAACCAAACAAAAGACCAAGGCTAAAGCATCGGCTAAGAAGGCGGGTAGACCGTACCCAAATTTGGTTGATAACATGAACGCAGCAAAATGAGCACTTCAGGAACCACACTGTTTGACATGAACTTCACCGAAATAGCGGAGGAAGCATACGAACGTGCGGGAAAAGAAATGCGCACAGGGTACGACCTCAAGACTGCTCGCAGGTCAATGAACTTGTTGACAATTGAATGGGCTAACCGTGGCATCAATATGTGGACGATTGAGCCTGGTACATTGAATTTGCAGCAAGGGCAGTTTTGCTATCCATTGCCAATAGATACGATTGATTTGCTTGAGCATCAAATACGGACGTTTGCTAATAGCGCAAGCACACAATCTGATTTGACAATAACCCGCATAAGCGTTTCAACGTATGCAACCATACCAAACAAGCTAACGCAAGCAAGGCCGATACAGATAATGCTTCAGCGTTTATCTGGGCAGGAAACGCAAGTCACTACGTTGGCATCTGCAATTGGCGCAACAGATACTTCTATTGCATTAACCAGTGCTCAGGGATTGCCTGCGTATGGGTTTATTCGTGTTGGGAATGAGTATATAAATTACTCATATATCGATGGCAACACGCTGTATAACTGCTTCAGAGCGCAGAACAAAACTGCGGCAAGTAGTCATCTGGCTAATGCAAACGTATATTTAGCGCAGTTGCCCAGCGTAAATATATGGCCAATACCAGACCAAGGAACGGTGGACAATCCTTACTATCAATTGGTGTACTACCGTTTGAGGCGGTTGCAAGACGCTGGTTCAGGTATTCAAACGCAGGACATGAACTTTAGAATGTATCCTGCCATGGTAGCTGGATTAGCCTATTACATTGCAATGAAAACACCCGAAGGTCAATTACGGCTTGATAGACTAAAAGCAGACTACGAAGAACAGTGGATGCTGGCATCTTCAGAAGACAGGGAAAAAGCATCATTGCGTGTTGCTCCACGTGCTTACTATATAGGCGGATAGCATGGGCAACAGATATGCAAGCGGCAAAAATGCGATTGCATTGTGTGATAGGTGTGGGTTCAAATTTAAACTCAAAACATTGCGCGAAATAACCGTAAAGACTAAAAGAGTAAATCTCTTGGTCTGCGGAGATTGTTGGGAGCCAGACCAACCACAATTGCAAGTAGGCATGTACCCAGTAGATGACCCGCAGGCATTACAAAACCCAAGGCCGGACAGCAGTTATTTCCAATCAGGTTACACTGGATTGCAAATAGATGTGAATGGCGGCACAAGTTTACTGGGTAATGGATACCCTGCTGAAGGAAGTAGAGTAATAGAATGGGGATGGCGACCGATAGGCGGCGCAAGCCATGATGCAGATGGACTGACCCCAAATAGTCTTGTCGCTACTGGTGATGTAGGGACGGTTCAAGTAATCACAGCATAAGGAAATAACCATGAAAACAAGTTGCAAGGATGCAAAAAAAGCAGTGCATAAACATGAAAAAAACATGCACCCAGGTAAGCCCATGACCAAACTCAAAAAGGGAGGCGAGGTTGATGGCGGTATAAAAATTAGGGGAACGGGTGCGGCTACCAAAGGGATTAAAGCCCGCGGTCCCATGGCTTGATTAGGAGAAATAAATGCCTACAGCATCGTATAACAAATATCCTGCCGCTATTGAACCCATGCTTGAGGGTATGAACGCAGGCACAGACACATGGAAAATTGCTTTGGCCTCAACAATTAATTCTGCGGACACTACATTTGTTCCAGGCACTACGGATTTGCCAACGTTGAATGGTTATACGGCTGGAGGTAATCCCGCTACTACCGTGTCAGCAACGCAATCAACAGGAACATTTAGGTTAATTTTAAATAGTCCGGCGGTATGGACTGCGACTGGGGCTGGCTTTACATTTAGATATGCAATACTTTGGAACGCAACAACAAATGTCCCAGTAGCTTATTGGGACTATAATTCTTCGCAATTAGTTAATGCTGGAGAACAGGTCTCAGTAGTATTGGATGCTGTTAACGGCGTATTTACGGCGACATAAATATGGCACTCATAACAAAAATTAAGTTACTGTACGCCGACATCATAGCGGCATTGGGTTTCACTCCAGAAAACGCAGCCAATAAAGGAGCCGCCAACGGTTATGCACCGCTAGACGGAAATGCAAAATTACCGCTGGCTAATTTGGCGAATACCACGGTAGCCGCAGGTGTATACGGCAGCGCAACGCAAACGCCACAATACACAGTAGACGCACAAGGACGTTTAACCGCATCAACCAATGTCACAATTACACCAGCTTTTTCTAATGTGACTGGAAAGCCGACTACGCTAGCCGGATACGGAATAACAGATGCACAACCTTTAGATTCTGACTTGACAGCAATTGCAGCATTGACTCCTACTTTGGACAATTTCATTGTCGGAAACGGGACAACATGGACGCAAGAAACACCCGCGCAGGCAAGGACTTCACTTGGCCTTGGTTCAGCCGCATTATTAACAGCAGGAGCGGCCAACGGCGCGGCAACATTGGACGGAAGCGGTACTGTACCACTTTCCCAAATACCAGCAGCGTTACAGGGAGCTGTAAGCTATCAAGGAACTTGGAACGCATCAACTAACACACCAACATTAACTTCAAGCGTTGGCACAAAAGGTTATTACTACGTTGTTTCCGTAGCGGGCGCAACTAACCTTAATGGCATAACAAGCTGGGGGGTAGGTGATTGGGCAATTTATAACGGGACGGCGTGGGAAAAGATTGACAATACCGACGCGGTAACATCTGTAAATGGCTACACGGGCACAGTAGTTTTATCAAGCGCAGACGTAGGGGCGGTACCTACCACCAGAACAATTAGCACATCAACAGGCTTGAGTGGCGGCGGTGATTTAAGTGCAAATAGGACGTTAGCCCTTGCAAATACCGCAGTGACCGCAGGCATTTACGGAAGCGCAACGCAAGCACCTCAGTACACCGTAGACGCACAAGGCAGGCTTACTGCATCGGCAAACATCACTATCACGCCAGCATTTTCAAGCGTAACTGGTAAACCAACAACGCTAGCGGGGTACGGGATAACTGATGCACAACCTTTAGATTCAGATTTAACAGCCATTGCAGCTTTAACGCCTACCCTTGACAATTTTATTGTAGGAAACGGTACGAGTTGGGTATTAGAAACGCCAGCGCAAACACGCACATCACTCGGACTTGGAACAATTGCAACGCAAAACGCCAACAGTGTAGCAATAACGGGTGGCTCAATCGCAGGCATTACAGACTTGGCCATTGCAGATGGGGGTACTGGAGCATCAACCCAGCAAGCCGCAATCAACGCACTTGCAGGGGCGACAACATCAGGCCAGTATTTACGCGGCAATGGCACAAATGTCACCATGTCGGCCATTCAAGTGGCGGACGTTCCGACGCTTAATCAAAGCACGACGGGAAACGCAGCGACGGCTACGGCACTGCAAACAGCAAGGACTATCAACGGCGTTGCGTTTGATGGCACGGCAAACATAACTATAGCTGACGGAACGAAATTACCATTGGCGGGTGGCACCCTGACTGGGCAATTTATATCAACGCTGGCAAACAATACAACAACAGGCGGCGGGCAAATTTATTTAAATGGCACAAGCGGCAACCGTGTTGATTTTAATTGGGCGGGCGTAGCCTTCCCTTCTACTACAACTAGATCCGCTGGGACAAAATTAGTTTTTTATCCTCAAGTTACTGCTTCTACTGTAGATTACGCAATCGGGATTGGAGCTGGCTCACTATGGTATAGCAGCCCAAGCAGCACAAGTTCATATTTTCACCGGTGGTATGCAGGCACATCCAACATTATGGCTTTGCGTGGTGATGCCCGTTTGTTTGTAGGTACAAACGAGGATTACCGAGGCATCATGACCATAACGGCTAATTCAGAGGTGGTGTATGCCGCTAACACCGATTTAACGGAAGCGGGTCGTTTTTTCGTGATGCAAAATTACAGCACGTCAAATATTGCTAATCAGTACTCGTCAATTACATTACAAATTAACCCAACAGGAACTTTACCGAGCGGGCGTGTACTTTGTGATATCAGATTGATACGCGATGGCGCAAATACGTCTAACGGTTATTTTTTATTTAGCGGTTTCAGGCAGGACGGCACATATAAAGATTTTGCAAAATTGGGCTATGACTCAAGTTATTTTGTTGGCAGTTTAGGAATAGGAACAACAACACCATCTACTACATTAGACGTGGCGGGGTCTGTAAAAGCAACGCACAGCGCGGCGGTACCTTTTGAACTTGTAAAAACAGGTTCTACAGGTATAGACGGGGCGGCCTTATTGGTTAGAAATACAAACGCCAGTCATTCTTACGGCGTTGTTAGCGAATTCAGGGTAGAAACCTTAACAGGTTCAGATAGAGCATCAATTATTTTAACCAATAGCAGCAATTTAAATTGGCTTATTGGTGGCGGGACAAATGCTGACGACGATTTTAGAATTAACGCAAACGGAGGTTATCGTAACAGCAGCTTTGGCACAACGCTACTTAAGTTAGGCAGAACTACTGGCGATTTAACATTAAATCAAACCACAGACGGCGCGGGGTTAGTGCTGCCTTATGGTGGGCGAATTTATAAAAAAGTAGGAACGGGTATTGTTCTTAGACGAGCAACCGGAAACACTGAAATTCAGATAGAAAACAACGACGGTACATCGGCTACAAACATATTAACGGCAACAACCGGAGAGTTAAAACGTACATACAGCTTGCCTGACACGGGTGGCGCGGCCCAATGGATCAAATTAGGCGAGGCTACAAACGTCAATCAAAACGGGTCAAAAATATGTATAACCGTAGCAATGTCGTCAGGTTACACTGCTCAGATAAGTCAAAATCAGATTACAAATATCTTTTTCAAAACATCGAACAATTCATCTTTTCAAACTGGCAGCACTGGTAATTTTTACGCAGACGGCTATTACACAATAGAAAATGTCGTAACACAAATAGCCCCGAGCGCAGTGCGTGTGGTGCAAGTTAGCAATAACACTTATCATTTTTATATTTCGTGCCCCAGTTTTACTGGCGGCTCACAATACGATATTACTTGCGCCAATGTAACTTGGACAAACACTGCCAGTTTTACAACACCAACGGGAAATTACATTGATTTACCAAAAATTGCTGGAACCCCAAGATTTACCGCAGGTTTAGTTAATAATACATCGTTGTCAGCATTTTTAGACCCAGTGCCGTATACAACTGAAATAATTGATAGTTTATTTTTTACTAACAATTCAGGAGCAATAACAATTAATTATGACGGAACTTATGAAATAAATTATCAAACAATGGCATACCACACAGATTCAAGCGCAGGTATTACGGTTGAATCGGCTGTAAGAAGGTTGCGTTCAGGAACATTAACAGCACTTTCGGGAGCGAGATCCCGCCATGCAGCCTCAACAGATACTAATGTAACAAGTCAGTCCGCAAGTGCGTCAACAATAGTTAATTTACAAGCTAATGACGTAATAAGAGTGTCCGCATACGTAGCAGTTGGGTCAGCTACGACTGCAAATTTAATAGGCGGGAGTACGATGAACAGAATATCAATTAAGAAACTATTAAATTAAGGTGATACATGGCAAACGAACTTCAATTCCCTTACACACAGAACGGGTTAACGACTTTACAGGCGTATTTATATCAATCCGGAGCCGCTGGGGCAGGTGCGTCAAGTATCGGCCCGATAGCCATGAGCGATAGCACCAGCGCGGGCGTTTATTGGGGCAGTGTACCCACATCCCCAGCACCAGTTGCGGGGGTGTATTCAATTGTCGTAAAAGACGGGGCAAACGTGGTGGGCGGCGGAACATTGCAATGGGACGGATCGGCAGAGATTAAAGCGTCTGATTTGGCATTGCAAGCAACCTCTACGGCAATCAAAGCCAAGACAGACAGCCTCACATTTACCCTAGCTGGCATGGTTGATGCAAACATCCAATATGTAAATGATGTTCAAGTCAAAGGCACAGGCCAAGAGATTGACCCGTGGAATCCGGTGTAAGACATGGTTAGCGCATGGGGTAAATCATGGGGCAAAGCGTGGGGTGCTGCATGGGGCGCATTAACAGTTTATTCTTTAAGTGCGCAGTCTGGTGAATACACCATAACAGGTAGCCAGGCGCAAATACAAAAAAAGCGAAATTTGTTTGCATTAGAAGGGCACTACGCAATAAGCGGTTCAAATGCAATAGCGTTCAAAACATACCCATTAACAGTGCAAGTTGGTTCATATTTTCTGTCTGGAAATACAGCAGAGGTGCTGCGGTCAACCGTAATACAAGCGCAAAAGGGTGAGTATGTAGTTCAAGGAAGTGCGGCAGAGATTCAGCGCAACCTGGCATTAATTGGTTTATATGGACAGTATTTAACATCAGGCAATAGCGCAGAAATAAATCGCAATTTGACGTTAAGCACAAGCACTGGAAGTTACCTTACAAATGGCTATTCAGCAGCTATATATAAAAGCAAACTTCTGAGTGCCGTTTTTGGTGCGTATATAGTCTACGGTCAACCAGTAAAGTTAAGTGCAAGAGTTTGGGAAAATATAGATGACACACAGACACCAAACTGGCAAAATGTAATCAATACGCAGAATGTAACATGGACTGCGCCAACAGTTTCCACAACAACCAATTGGCAACAAATACCAACTAACTAACCATGAACTACGCTGATTTAGTCCAACAAATAACAAGCACTTGTGAAAACACTTTTGCCACGGATGACATGAATATGTTTATCCAACAAGCGGAGCAAAAGATTTACAACACGGTGCAATTACCTGCGTTACGAAAAAACGTTACTGGAGCTGTAACAGCAAGCAACAAGTATTTGTCTGCGCCACTTGACTTTTTGTCGGTGTACTCAATGGCGGTAATTCTACCTAATGGGCAGTATCAATACTTGCTTGACAAAGATGTTAACTTCATTAGAGAGGCATACCCAAACCCTACCGACACGGGTGTACCTGCGCATTACGCCATATTTGGACCACGCTCAGATGTTGCGGATGAATTGTCTTTTATCCTTGGACCAACACCCGATGCTGCCTATGGAATGGAGTTGCACTACTATTTTTACCCAGAATCTATTGTTACAGCAGGGCAAACATGGCTTGGCAATAATTTTGATTCCGCATTGCTGAATGGCGCTTTGGTTGAGGCTATTCGCTTTATGAAGGGAGAGCAGGATATGGTGCAGCTATACCTAAACCTGTACAATGACTCTATAGTATTGCTTAAACAGTTGGGCGAAGGCAAGCTACGGCAAGATACATTCCGCAATACCCAAACACGGACAGCAGTGAAATGAGCATACAGCAAACACTGACAACTAGTTTTAAGCAGCAGATATTGCTAGGGGAACATAACCTAGCAACAGACACTATCAAGCTAGCTTTGTACACGGCATTTGCCAATTTGGGTGATGACACTCAGGTATACGATACGGCAAATGAAGTGGTTGGAACTGGCTATACCGCTGGCGGACAGACCATGACAGGCGTAACAGTATCAACCAACGGCAAAACGGCATTTGTGGATTTTGACGATGTGCAATGGGTTGGAGCAAACTTTACAGCTAGAGGTGGTTTGCTGTATAACGCAAGCAAGGGAAACAAAAGCATAGCGGTAGTAAACTTTGGTTCAGATAAAACCTGCACCACAACGTTCACGGTACAAATGCCAGCAAACACAGCGCAATCGGCTTTGCTTAGAATCAAATAAGGACAATCATGACTATCAATTACACGGCGTTACTGGGGCTTGCAAAGCCAGTAGAAGGCACAGAAGAAAACACTTGGGGCGCAATTGTCAATGATAGGATAACCCAGTTGATTGAAGATGCTGTATCGGGCATTGTTACGGTCAGCGTACTGTTGGGTGACGTAACACTAACAAGCAATACTGGTCAAACAGATCAAGCACGGATGGCAATCATTGTAGCAACTGGAACACCAGGCGTTGCACGAAACATCATTGCCCCTAGTTCATCAAAGATATACCAACTGATTAACCAATCGGACAGCACTGTAACGCTAAAGGGTGCAGCAACTACTGGCGTGGCAGTACCCGCAGGCGCATCAGCAACAATTGCATGGAATGGAAGCGACTTTGTTGAGATTACCAAAGTAAGCAGCAGCAAAACAATCCGTGGCAATTTGAGTATCGAAGGAAACACGACAATAGGTGTTGCAAGTACTGACATTCTCACAGTAAATGCAACGGCAACATTCAATCAGGCAACCAAAGTAGCCGCAGGCACAGCCGCAGCCCCCTCAATCTCCCCCACAGGCGACACAAACACTGGCTTGTATTTCCCAGCAGCCGACCAAGTGGCAATTAGCACGGGTGGAGCACAGAGGGTTATTGTTGATGCGAGTGGGAATGTTGGGGTAGGTGTTACGCCGAGTGCTTGGGGTAGCAATTTTAAAGCAATTCAGGTAGCAGGTTCGAGCGTTGCATCAAATGGACCTAATAGGATTGAACTATCTACAGCAAGTTATGTAAACCAATCTGGAGAATATATATATTCTCAATCAGGTGTTCCTGTTGGGTTGTCTCAAAATAGTTTAGGCGTACACCGTTGGTACTCAGCCCCCGCAGGCACAGCAGGAAGCACTATTCCGTTTGGCGATCCGAAGATGACGCTGGATGCGAGCGGGAATTTACTTGTAAATACCGCAACTAGTTTTGCAGGAGCTGTAAACGGCACACTTCAAGTGCAAGGAAGCTACGGCGGTCAACTTTTTTTAAGACACACGGCAAGTGCAAGCAATAAAAATTGGCGAATTGGCCCCGATGGTAGCGCAAACAACATAGTCATTTACAATCAAAGCGGCGTTGGTGTGTATATGAACGATGGAGGTACATCTTGGATTTCCAGCTCGGACGAAAGATTAAAGACTTCGCTTACACCAATTGAAAACGCAATTAAAAAAGTTTGCTCCATTCGAGCAGTAACGGGGCGATATTTGGCAGATGACGAATCTGTGAGTAGAGCATTTTTTATTGCTCAAGATTTTGAAAAACATTTCCCAGAGCCGGTTTCTAAGCAGAATAATGAACTCAATACCCTTGGTTTGTCCTATACGGAAACCATACCATTGGCGTTTGCAGCAATCCAAGAACAGCAAGCATTGATTGAAAAACAACAAGCCCTAATCGAAGCACTCACCGCCCGCATTGCCGCACTGGAGGCAAAATGACTGCATTTACTTGGAATATTCAACAGCTAATGGTAGATCTGAAGCAAAGCGGTTTAGAAAAAGTAGTGGTAAAAGTAGTATGGCATTGTTTTGCAACAGACGGCGAATACAGCGCATCGGCATCAGGCTTTGTGCCAGTTAAGTATTTGCCAGATCAACCCTTTACCCCGTTTGAAGATTTGACCGAAGAACAGGTTTGGCAATGGGTTGAGCCTACTCTCGGCAAGCAGATGATTGAGCAGGGTTTGGAGTCCGCTATCCATGCTCAAGCCCACCCGCAGTATGAATATTTACGGGCACCTTGGGAGTAAAAAACCATGAACAAAGAAGTAGCACTTGGCTTAACACGCCACATTTTAACAGCGGCAGGCGGCGCAATGGCCGCAAGCTACGGGATTGACGGAGCAACACTCGAAGCAGTCATCGGGGCAGTTTTGACGCTGATTGGTTTTGTTTGGTCGATTTACGACAAGAGGGCAAAATGATTTTGCTTATGCCGTTAGCCATTTGGCATTTCTGTTTGTTTTGGTTTTGGAGTTGATATGGATTCAAATGGGGTTAACATGGTTACAGAAACAGACCTAAAACGCCTAGAGGACAAGCTGGACAAATTAACAGATGCAGTAATGCGATTGGTTATTCTCGAAGAACGGCAGACGCACCAAACCGAGCAAATTGCAAAACTGGGCGAAACTTGCGCAAGGCAACAAACTCAAATCAATTATGTTGAACGGCGTGTGGATAAATGGATAAATAGAGGTATTGGCGCATGGGGGTTGGCTTGTGTGCTTTATACCGTAGTTGAGGTAATCGTCAAAAAAGGTGTTGCATGATTCAATATGCTGTTGGTGTGTATACGGCTATGCTTCTTGGGGTTACTGATGGAGACACATTCAAAGCCCGCGTACCCGTTTGGCAAGGTGTCGAAATAGTTACAGCGGTGCGAGTAAATGGAATTGATGCGCCAGAGATTAAGGGAAAGTGCGATTTTGAAAAAGTCAAAGCTGAAGAGGCCACAGAAGCACTGGCGCATTATTTGCAAACAGCCAAAAGCGTTACTTTACAAAACGTGAAAGATGACAAGTACAGCGGGCGAGTAGTAGCAGATGTTATGGTAGACGGCAAAAGCTTATCATCCGAGATGATTCGAACAGGTTTGGTTAGACCATACAGCGGCGGCACTAGGCTTGGGTGGTGTGGTAACTAGGAGGCAGCATGTCAATTCTTGAACGGTTCATATTCAGAAAACCAGCGCAGCAATTCAATCTCTCAGGACGTTCTTACGCCAATTTAAAAGGAGTTCATCCAGACCTAATAAGGGTTGTTGAGCGAGCGATTCAGATCACCAAGGTTGATTTCTGCGTCACGGAAGGGGTACGCACAGAAAAACGACAGGCGGAGCTTATGAAAGCTGGAGCCAGTCAAACAATGAACAGTCGGCATTTAACAGGCCACGCAGTCGATTTAGCCGCTATGGTTGGTGGAGAAGTTCGGTGGGACTGGCCGCTTTACGATGAGCTTGCAAAGGCCATGCAGCAGGCGGCAGACGAGTGCGCCGTAAGGCTAATGTGGGGCGGCAACTGGAGAATGAAAGATGGCCCGCATTTTGAGCTAGACCGGAGATATTATCCATGATTCAGATTGTAACGGCACTCCTGCCACTACTCGATAAAATTCTACCCGACGAGAAAGCGAAAGACGCTGCGAAGCTGGAGGCATTGAAACTGGCGCAAGAGGGGCAACTGGCCGAACTTGATGCACAGGTCAAACTGATGCTTGGACAGGTTGAGGTTAATAAGGCAGAGGCGGAGCACCAAAGCATTTTCGTATCTGGCGCAAGACCGTTCATTGTTTGGGTTTGCGGGTTTGGGATGGCTTACGCCGCCATACTACACCCGCTATTTGCATGGATAGCACTAATGAACGGCGCACCAACTCCACCGCAATTAGATTCAGATGTTCTGATGTATGTTCTTGGCGGAATTTTAGGACTTGGTGGCTACCGAACTTTTGAGAAAACAAAGGGTGTGGCATCAAAGTAATGCAACCGACCAATAAGGGAAATCATAATGCCATTCTTGAAACTTCAATTTAGGCCAGGCATCAACAGAGACCAAACGAACTACTCTAATGAGGGTGGATGGTTTGCCTGCGACAAGGTGAGGTTTCGCTCTGGCTTTCCTCAAAAACTTGGTGGATGGGCAAAAGCAACTACCAAAACCTTTATTGGTGTGTGCCGCCAAATGCACAACTATGTCACCAGTTTTAATGACAATTTTCTTGTAATGGGGACTAATCAGAAAGTCTACATAAACGCGGGCACTGACTATTACGACATAACCCCACTGCGTAGCACGACGGCAGCAGGTGATGTGACATTTACTGCGGTAACAATGTTACCCTACAGTTCAACTATTACCGTTGCGGACATTGGCTCAAATGCGCAAGTAGGCGATTACGTAACATTTAGTGGGGCGGTAGGATTAGGCGGCAACATTACGGCAGCAGTCCTAAACCAAGAATACAGAATTGAATCTGTAATTAATAACAACGGATATACAGTTATTGCAAAAAACCCAACAACTGGACTACCCGTTGTGAGCAATGCTTCTGATACTGGATTTGGTGGGGCGGCTACAGTAGGCGCATATCAAATAAGCATAGGCTACGACAAAACAACTTATGGCTATGGGTGGGGCGTTGGTACTTGGGGTAGAAGAGGATGGGGTACTGGCGCATCAAAACCAATTGCACTATTACAGCGTGATTGGTGGTTCGATAACCTAGACAATAACATCGTTATGAACATCCGTAAGGGTGCTTTGTATTATTGGGAACGTGGTTCACTGGGACAACTTAGCCTCAAATTGGCAACAAGGGCAATACCATTAGCTAGCGTACCAAATTCAGCCGATGTGCCATTGATTGCCATGCAAACTTTTGTATCGCAAAACGATAAGCATTTGCTTGCATTTGGTACTACGCCATTGGGTGCGGTATCGGAAAGCGAGTATGACCCGTTGCTCATCCGATGGGCATCGCAGGATGCGCCAGAGTATTGGACTCCAAGCAATACGCTAATTGTGCCGAGTACCGGGACGCTATCAAGTGCAGGGTTCATACGGGTGTCGAGGGGTTCTAGTATTGTCAGAGCATTACCAACACGGCAAACAATATTGGTATGGACGGATTCGCATTTGTTCTCGCTTCAGTACACTGGGACAACTGAGGTTTTTAACTTGCAAGAATTAGCCGACAACATTTCGCTAATAAGCCCACGTGCTGTGGTTTCCGTCAATAACGCTACATTTTGGATGGGGACGGATAAATTTTATGGCTTTACTGGGGCGGTTGAGACCTTGCCTTGCTCACTGCGAAACCATGTCTTTGCAAATTTAAACTACAACCAACGCGAACAGGTAGTATGCGGGACGAACGAGGCGTACCATGAGATATGGTGGTTTTACCCAAGTGCCAGCGCATCAACGAACGATTCCTATGTGGTGTATAACTTCTTGGAGCGAATTTGGTACTACGGCACACTAGACAGGACAGCATGGCTTGATAGCCCACTTAGACCTAATCCGCAAGCGGTTGGTACTGATAACGTACTGATGAACCACGAATACGGCGTTGATGCGGATGGCTCACCAATGGAAGCATATATCCAATCATCAGACTTTGATGTTGGCGAAGGCGACAAATTTATGCTGACACGCAGGGTAATACCAGACATCAATTTTGATGGGTCAACGGCAGCAGTGCCTGCTGTGGATTTCATGGTTAAGCCAAGGAATTTTCCTGGCTCTACCTATCAATCCGATAGTTTTGACACACAGCCAGTAGTACAGACATCGGTAGATGTTTACACCGACCAAGTATGGATAAGGGCACGGGCTAGACAAATGGCTATTAAGGTCATGTCCAACCAACTTGGCGTGAATTGGCAATTAGGTTCGCCAAGATTAGATGCCAGAGAGGACGGTCGGAGATAACCATGGCGATGCTCAAATTCCGTGCGCCGCCATTGCCGCTGGCTAGTCTAAATTACAACCAAGACAACATGGCGCAATTGATTCGTGCGCTAACGTTGTACTTTAACCAGTTGGATTCAAAAACTCCTGTGCAATGGGAAGAGGTTAATGCCGATTTCTTTAAGGGTGGATTCTATACGGGTGATGGTTCTGGATTGACGCTCCCTCATATAGCCGCCTCGGATGAATCCAATCAATATGCGCCTGCCAACAATACAGAAGCCAAAGTATTGTGGTCGGCATTGGATAGCGGTTCTGGGTTTACTCTAAACGCAAACAGCACGGCAACGGCAAATAAACGTGGCGTATATAAAATGACGTATAGCCTGCAATTTGCCAATACAAGCAACGATGCTCAGTACGTTTGGGTTTGGGCTGAAATAGATGGAGTAGATGTGCCAAGGTCGGCATCACAGTTCTTCCTGCCCGCACGGAAATCGGTGGGCGAACCAAGCCATATATGCGCTTACTCGGAATTGTGTTTAACGCTAACTGAAGGACGGACGGTGGGATTGTTTTGGGCAACCAGTACGGCAAGGAGAATATCGCCTTCGGTGGATGGGGTATACATGGAATACAAACCCGCACAGGTATCGCCATTCCCAATGCCATCAATACCATCGGCAATAGGTTCAATCACTTTTATCGGTGAAAACAATGCTTGATTTTGCTAGGTAAATCTTAAGCAAACTGGCAAAATACACGCAGGAGGAACTATGGCAAACCTTGTAGACAGCAAACGGAATATGCTGAAGCCATTACAAATTGCCGCAATTGCCATGAAGAACATGGACATCATGGTCGATGATTCGGCGGTACAAGAGGCAATGGCGCAATACACCAAAGTAAAGGGAGTATTGCCGCTACGGTTTGGCAACACCCTATTCTTTACCAAGTTGAACAGGCCAAACCAAGGAACGATGGCATTTTTCAATGCTGATACCCCTGCTAATTTGGTGCAAAACATGGCCAACTATGTGAAGCAGGCTTACAGTGCTGGCTTTGATTTTGTTACGACATCGTTTGATGAACCAGCATACCTTGCCATATTCCGAGCATTAAAAGCAAACCCGCCACAGCAAAACTTCTTCATCCGTGAAGGCAAACGTGGTGATGTGACCGTAGTTGCCATGCAGCTAGGTACAGTAAGAGGGATGGTGAAATAATGGGAAATCCTTTCAAGCGACTTGGTAATTGGGTTGGCAAATCAGTAGGTCAAGCCGTTACATGGGTAGGTGACGCTATATCTGATGCTGGCTCTGCGATTGATGACTACATCACGCAGCCGATACTTAAATCAGCAGAAGAAGACCCGCTAAAGTTTATTGCCATGGCAGCGGTTATGGTTGCAACAAGTGGTGCAGGCTCGGCATGGATGGGGATGAGTAGTGCTCTCAATCCATTACAGGCGGCATCTGCTATGGGTGCAATTTCTTCTGTAAGCTCATTAGCCAAGGGCGAGGATTTAGGCGATGCACTACGGGATGGTGCGGAATCGTTTGCCAAAACTTATGCCGTATCTTATGCTACAAGCTCCTTTGGTTCCTCTGGCGCACCTGGTGGTGGCGAAACAGGAACTATTGCCTATGGCGCAGATGGTTCATCGACCCAATTCTTTGATGATGGCTCAAGGTTATTCACTGATGCTTCGGGGGCAGTTAGCTCTACGACAGCGGCAGAGGGAATGTTAATGGGTGAAGCAGCGGGCGCAGCAGCAACGGCAGGCATACCTGACCAAGCAATAGCCAATGAGCAGGCATTGGGAGCGATAGAAGCACCAGCGGATGCTGGAATTGCGCCTGAAAATGTGCCCGTATATCAAGCACCTGAGACGGCTTATGCGACACCCGCAGCAGACCCACTAGACGCATGGTACGAGATGAACATGGCGGGAGCAGAAACAGCATTGCCCGATTATTATGGAAATTTACCAGCACAGGTGCCAGTAGTAGACCGCAGTGTTAGCACCGGCGCAATGGCGGAAACACCCGTAACGGCAAGTAATGTTGGTGATTACCTGTGGGAAGGTACAAAAGCCGCAGGCAGTGGGGCAATGGATTTAGGTGGGGCAGCACTTGACTATGCCATTGAAAACCCTATGACTACTTTGCAACTAGGCGCATTAGCTTATGGCGCAATGCAGGGCGGAGAACAACCGCAACAGGTAGAAGAGCAGTACCAGCCAAAACAATACAACTACGTATTGCCCGACTTTGCGCCAGTGAGTTATGCTGACATTCGCGGACCAGATGCGCAAGTTATGCCTTCGCTGAACTTTGGATACCAAAGGCAAGAAGCACCACTACAGCAATTACAAATGCAGTCAACGGCAAATCAGCCAGCGGGCATTAGTTCACTGCGTCAGAACCTAGTGCAGATTAGTCCGAATCAAGCGGTTGATATAAGCCGAATGACACCAGAACAACTTATCCGCCTACAGACGCAAGCGGACTATGTAAGGAGATAACTATGGCAGGCATAAAAAGTTTATTCAATTTCCTAGGCAAAAACGCACAGTACATTGTGCCTTTTGTGCCAGGTGCAGCGTTTGAATCTGTAGGCTTGGGCAGCCTTGCCAATCCTGTTGGTCGTGGGTTAATTGGTGGCGCACTCGGTGGATTGTCGGGTGGCAGACCAAATCTCAAACGTGGCATCATGTCGGGCTTGGCATCCTATGGCTTGAGCAGCGCATATCAAGGATTGCAAGCCGCAGGTGGTGGTGCAGGTTCCGTGCCTGAAGGAGTTGAGGGTGCAGCACCCAGAACAGAAGGGCAGGCGGCATGGCAAGGCATTAAGAACATGACCACAGGCGATGAAGCATCCCGCAAGTTGGCTACGGATGCGTTTGGTAAGAATTTTGGTACTAACACCGCAGCGATGACGCTGACAGGCTTTACTGGACTGGCAGCAATTGAGGAAGAGGAAAAGTACCTTGAGCAAATGCGGGCACAGAATAGAATTGGCGAACAGGAGTATGCACGTAGACGGGCGCGGATTGATGAAGCCAAGCGTATAGCGTCAGAAACCATGAGCAAGTATCCTGGCTACGCAATGGGCGGCGAAGTGTTGATGAACAAAGCACCGCAAGACAACGAGCATAACCCATACGGCATGAAGGCGGGTGGCGTGGCTCGCATGATTAACGGCGATGGTGATGGCATGAGCGATTCAGTACCCGCCACAATAGATGGCGCACAACCAGCAAGACTGGCTGATGGAGAGTTTGTCATACCCGCTGACGTTGTATCGGGATTGGGTAATGGCTCAACCAAAGCTGGCGCAAAGCAGTTGTACGCCATGATGGATAGGGTTCGTCATGCACGGACAGGAACAAAGCAGCAGGGTAAAGAAATAAACCCCACCAAATATATGCCCGCATAAGGAGCGCAAAATGGCAACGCAACAAGCAATTAATCAATACTCGATACCTGAAGAAATAGCCCCGTGGATTACTGGTGCAGGGCTTACGTCTGCGGCGGGTGCGCCTGCAACAGCAAAAGGACTACTTCCCATGTTTTGGGAACATTCCATGGGGACAACCTTTGATAAACTTTATGGAGATACCGGAAGTGAGGGCAAACCAGGCATATTAAATTCCTACCTTGGTGCAGGCAGAGTCGCAGGATTAACGCCAGAGCAACAAGCCGTTGGTACGGCGTTGAAAGATTTGCAAGTACCTGGCCAATACGGTATGGCAACCAACTTTGCCAACCTTGGCGGACAGGGATTGGCAAGTCTCGCAGGCGGCACAAGTTACAACCCCATTCAGAACCAAGCCTTGAACACTTACCAAATGGCACCAGCAGCCATGGTAAATGCACCCCAGTTAACGCAGTACCAAATGCAAGCCCCTGAGCAATTTAGCTCACAGGCCGCACAGCAATATATGAGTCCGTATGCCCAAAACGTGACGGATGTTGCCAAGCGGTATGCCATACAGGATGCGCAAAAGGCTCAACTGGCTAACAACCTAGCGGCAGGTAAACGTGGTAGTTTAGGTTCGTCATCAAACATATTGGCAACGGCAGAACGTGAACGTGCGCTCGGTCAACAATTGGGCGACATTCAAACCCGCGGTTTGGAATCGGCATATCAGAATGCAGCGCAGATGTTTGACCGTGACAGGGCGGTTAACATGACCGCACAACAGCAAAATTTGCAGGCGTTACTCAATACGCAGCAACTAGGCTCTGGTCAAAATATCCAAGCGCAACAGTTAAATCAAGCGGCATTACAGGAAGCTAACAGGCAGAACCTTGCTTCAGCAATGGGCACACAAGAACTTGGGTTTAAGTACGGCTATGAGGCGCAGAGGGCTAATCAACAGGCAGATTTGCAAGCGCAGCAACAGCGGATGCAAGCGGCGCAGGGATTAGGCTCATTAGCTTCTGGCTTAGGTCAACTTGGACAATCACAATTTGCTACTGAAATGGACTTGCAAAAAGCCCGAGCAGGATACGGTGATTTGCTGAGGAACTATAAACAGAGTGTTATTGATGCCCAATATCAAGACGCACAACGTCAAGCCAATTGGCAGCGCAGTAATATCGCTGATATGGCTAACCTGCTTCGTGGTGTACCATTGAGTGACACCATGCAAAATTCAATTACGACCACACCACCGCCAAGTGGGTTAACATCTCTATTGGGTGGATTAACGGCGGCATACGGTGGATATAGGGCAGCTACTTCGGGACAATAACCATGAGCATATTAGACGCGCTGAGAGAGCAAAAGGACAGCCAGCAGTCCATCAAAGATTTAGCGGTATTGCCTCAAGACCAATTGGTGCGTTTAGCGCAGATGGGACAGATACCGCCATACCTGTTGCCCGTGTTACTGAATGAGAAAGCACGGACAGCGCAAGAGGTAGCAAACCTTAAAGCGGCAATGCAAGGGCAGCCACAACAGACTGTTATGGAACAAGCCATGCAAGCCAATGCGCAGGCGGAGAATCCTAAACCAGCACCGCAACCCCAACCAATGCCACAAGAGCAAGCACCCACAGCGGCGGGTATTGGTTCGTTGCCAGTGGACGGAATGTTTGAGGAACAGAACTTTGCCAAAGGTGGAATTGTTGCATTTGGAGAAGGCGGAGATGTCAACAAAGAGAAAAAGATATCCTCGTTACAGAACCGTGTTGACGAAATATCAACCTTACTAAGCCAACCACCAAAAACCCAACTATCACCAGAAGAACAGGCGTATTACCAAAAGGCATCCAAAGGGATGTCGGATGAAGATAAAGAGCAACAGAAGTGGATGCGGGTAATGCAGGCTGGCTTGGGGATGATGGCTAACAAGTCACCTTATGCCATGCAGGGTATAGCCGAGGGTATATCACCCGCATTACAGGGTTATGCTTCAGACATAGCAGAACAGCGCAGGCAAGAAATGGCAGGGCTAAAGACATTAGCGGAATCACAGAAAGCACAGCGTGATTTGCGTAGGTCAGAAGTCGAAGGCGGCATGAAACTGCTAGAACAGATGGAGGGGCGTAATCAATATGGCAACTCCATTGCGCAGTTTGCGGCAATTACGCACATGAAAAATGCAAAGGCAAACGGCGATACAAGGCCAGAAGAAGTTTTGCTGAACGAAGGGTTGCAAAACTACTTCCAACATGAGCTGAACACGAGAATGATTGCGCCAGAAGCAGCAAATACAAGAGCGAATACAACAACGGCAATTATGCTGCAAAAATTAATAGAAGAAAAGAATGACAACCAGAGAAAAGCTAATAAGGATGCGCACAAAGATTGGAAAGATGAACTAGATGACCCGCGAAAGGAAAAATATGATAGCTTAATGGAGCAAGCACGTAAAACCGATGACAAAAAAGAAAAACAACGTTTACAGAATGAAGCTGATAACGCAAAACTTTCATATCTGATGGAACGCGGTTACAAGGAAATCCAAGCAGAACCCATAACACCCACAAACGTGCCTGGTGCAGGAGCAAACCAAGCAAACCCATTACCGCCTGAACTAAGACCGAGCGCAAAGAAGGCCGATACTCCGCCGCCGTTAGCGAAAACAATCGAAGGTCTACCGCCTGGAGCAATTGTTGGCAGCTATAAAGAAGGCGAAGGATATGAAATAAAAGACAAGACCAACAAGATAATTGGCTACGCCAAATAGGATTAAAGCACATGAAATTTTATCCAATCTCACAGCAAACCGAAGCACCTTCAGAGCCAAAGCTAAAGTTTTACCCAGTCAAAGAAGAATCTTTCGAGCCACCAAAAGAAGAGGGATTCCTAAGCAAGGTCGGCAAAGAGATTGGTACGCTAGGCACACTTGCGGGCGAGAGTTTTAAGAAGGTCGGGCCTGAGATTGGGTTAAGTTATGACGTATTAAAAGGCGAGGTTGACCCTGAAGCATTAGCCGAGTATTACAAACTGCCGACAACTCAAACGCCCCAGATGAAGCAGGCTGAGGAAAGGCTTGCCAAAGCAGGGAAAAAATTTGGTGAAGCAAAAGGCTTTGTTGAGTCGGCAAAAGAGTTACCTGGCTTTTTGGGTGCGCTTGGTAAAGAACTGTATGAAAATCCTAAAGCGGCAATCCAATTAGGGGCTAGTGGTGCGGCAGGTACGCTCACTGGTATTGGTGCGGGATTGGCTGGAACCTTTGCTGGCGGTGCTGCGGGTACTGCGGTTGGAACCCCTGGTATTGGAACGCTTGTAGGCGGATACACTGGTGCAACAGCGGGCTATTCTGCGGCGGGCATAGGGCCAGAGTTTGCCAATCGAGTTAGACAAGAGTTGGCTGCAAGGGGATTATCCGAGAGCAAAGAGGACATTGCAAAACTTGCCAGCGACAAAAAGTTTATTGACAGAGCTTTAAGCGAGGCAAAAACAAAAGCCATAACATCGGCGGCAGTTGAGGGTGCGGGTTCAATGGTTGGCGCAAAAGTAGTCACCAAGCCATTACAAGAAGCAACCAAACAAGCCGCCAAAGAACTAGGCAAAGGCGCAACCAAGGAAGCAATTGAAGCCAAAACAAAGGACATACTGTCCAAGCGCACATTTGGACAGAAGGCAGTAGACAGTGTGGCACGACCTGTTGCGGGTTACGGCATCGAGGTTGGTTCTGCTGGCTTAGGTGAAGCAGCGGGTTCATTAGCCGCTACTGGTGAAATAGATTACGGCGATGCTTTGTTGAGTATGTACGGCGAGATTGGCGCAGCACCAGCAGAACTTGCGGGTTCAGCATACGGCATGGGTAAGGGTGCGGTTGCGGCAGCAGTGGCAAAGGCAAGAGAGCAAGCTAAGACCCAACAAAAGCCACAGCCTAAACAGAAACCGCAGGCAAAACCACAGCAAACCAGAGTGGAGCCTACGTTTGATGGAACGTATGCGACGGAAGATACTCAAGAGCCTATATTTGCGCCGGGTGCAGAAAATGATGTTGATGTCCAAGTGCCGGAAGAGCCAATTTTCCCAACACCTGAGAAGGCAGTAGAACCCGAGGTTACTCCAACGGTAGAGCCGTCCGTAGAACCCACGGTACAGCCAACAGTAGAGGCAACCAAAGAAGAGCCAGCACCGCAAAATGGGGAACCTGATTTTCCAATTGTCATGGTTAATGTTGCCGACATTAAGCAGTCAAATGAACTATTGCCGCAATTCAAAATGGGGGCAAACGAAAAGGGTATTGTTAACCCAATCAAAGCACCATTCACCCAAGAGGGTGTCGGGCCAATAGCATTGTGGGAACGAACCAATGGGGATTTATATCTTGCATCGGGACGGCATAGACATGATGCGGCAGTACGCAGTGGAACCGAAAAGATAGCGGCACAGATTTACAAAGAAGCAGATGGCTATACCCAAATGGATATGGCTATTAAAGATGCAGAACTTAACATACGGGACGACCAGGGGGAGATAAAAGATTATGTCAACTACTTCAAACAAAGCGGAATTGACGAAGAAACCGCTAAGTCAAAAGGACTTTTGGCAAGGAATAAGGGACAGCGGGGTTTCACAATCGCAAATTCTGCAACGGATGCGCTCATTGACTCCATTAACGGAGGTCAAATTAACGACGAAGCCGCCTACACGATAGCCACTACCGCACCTAATAACGAGGCATTGCAAAACCTTGGGTTGAACGAGGTAATCAACAGGGGGAAATCTGCGCAATCGGCAGGCAACCTAATGCAAGCGGCAAAGGTTATTGCCCGTGAGCAGGGTGTAACACAATTGGATATGTTTGGCTTTGATGACAGCGGAGTCAAAGAAGCCAGAGAGATGGAAAAGATTGTTCACCGCAAGCAACGTGAGATACAAACACGGCTATCGGCAATCACAGGCGCATCGAGGAATCCAGCAGTAGCAAGAGCAGAGGGCATCGACCTGAAAGACGAGAACGCAATCAAAGCCCGTATCGCTGAATTGAAACAGGCTAAAGAGGATTGGGTTAACTGGTCAACGAATCCCGCATTGGTGGATATTGTCCGCCAAGAGCGAGGTGTTCCTCCTCCATATCTAAAGCCCGTAGCAGCCGAAGAAGAAGTACCCACCGAGCCAACAGTACCATCAGACCAACAGCCCGATATGTTTGGGCTAGCATCACAAACACCCGAAGAAGCAGCAGCCGAACAAGAGCGAAAAGAGAAAGAAGCGCAGGCAGCAGCAGAAGCGGAGAAGGCACGACTGGCTAAAGAGAAAGCAGACAAAGCGGCAGCAGGGTTTGTTTTGACTGGCAGCGATAGTCCAGCGGATATAGCCATTGCACACGGCCAACAGGAGTTGGTAGGCAGTGATGCGACTATTACGCCTACTGTTAAGTCAGCCGAAGATATACCATCCCCTGATTTCAAACAAGGCAAAACACCCGCAAACGTTGCGCAGTACTACGAAGGAATAGCCAATCAAATCAAAGAATTGGCCGATGCTAAAGACGCACAAGGACTGCAAGACCTAAAGGCTAATGCGGAATTAAAATCCAACGGGAAACCAGGCGCAGCATGGCAGGGAAAGAGTGCCAACAGCAAACTGTTGCTTGACTATTACAACAAACAACTTGCTGCGTTGGGTGTCAAAGTACCGACAGGGAAGCCGCCGCAGCCCGTCATTGGTGCTAAATACCTTGCTGAACGTCAAGTCAATGCGGCTACCCGTTTCATTGATGCGGTAGTCGAGCAGTTTGGCCTTACGCAGGAACAGGCCAAACGCGCTATGAACACCCTGCTGAAAGAGAAGGTGCTGAAACTTGACCCAATCATAGGCCAGTTTAATCTTAAGGACGGCAGGTTTTGGAATCGTGATGTCATTCTCCGCGCCTCAGAGGAAGTGCCGACAGAAGAAGGTACTGTTGACACCACCAAAACCAAAGAGAACGCAGAAAAACTACGGCAAGCAGGCGAGAAACTAATTGCTGACTCTGAGGAGGATCTTAATAGAGACCGGCTAGCCAATACGTCAAGACGCGCCACTATGGCGGGCATAGCAGAGAATCGACTAAGAGAAGCGATACGTATTGGTAAGACCATGATTGCGCTGGCGGATGCGATGGGTAATGGTGAACTGAAACTTTTGAACGGCATTACTTCAAAAGCGGCAGTTGAAGAACTGGATATGCGGGTGAAAATAGCGGTAGCGGAGGCGGATAGGAATGTTGATTACGCTGACCGCAACAAGGACAGAAAAGCCGAACCAAAGGACATAAGCTACGCCCAGTATCCGAAGGGTTTTTGGTCGGATTGGTTCACCCTTGAAAAAGTGCATAAAGCCGTTGAAGGAAAACGTGGCAGCGTAGCATTTAGGGATAAGTATCGATACGAAACGCAGCTGCCTTCGCCTGAGATGTATGCCGACATACAGAAAGTCATTGGCAAGGATGCGGCCAAAGAACTATTCTTCAATCTGACAGACAGATTCGCAAGCATTAGACGCTTAGAGAAAGCAGGCATTACCGAGAGTAATTTCAAAGATGCGCTGGTAGAGTTTTTGAAATACCGTGGCGGCGAGACTAAGCGTGACCCAATCAAAGAAGCGGAACGTGCATTGGTTGGGCAGAAGGTGGGGTTTGATTTCTTCCCAACACCACCCGAAGTCGCAAAGCAAATGGTAGAGATGGCGGGTATTACCGACGGCATGAAGGTGTTGGAGCCTTCAGCGGGTAACGGAAACCTAGCGGATGCAGCAAAGGCCGCTGGCGCAGATGTGGATGTAGTTGAGGTATCCAGCGCATTGCGTAACATCCTTGAGTTAAAGGGATACAACCTTGTCGCCAATGATTTTGAAACATTTGAGACGGATGAAAAGTACGATGTCGTACTGATGAACCCACCGTTCAGTGACCGCAAAGACGCAGAGCATATCCAACGAGCATGGAATATGCTTAAGCCAGGCGGCAAGTTAGTGGCTATTGCGGGCGAAGGTGTGTTCTTTGGTTCCGACAAGAAAGCGCAGGAGTTTAGGCAATGGCTTGATGACAATGGTGCGGATGTAGAGAAACTGCCTGCCAATACATTTAAGGGCGCAAACCTTCCTGCACAAACAGGCGCAAATGCTCGGCTGATAACGTTGAAGAAACCAGAAACAGCGGCAAAGGTCAAACCCGCACGTTTAACCAAAGAACCAATCATCATCGATGTAGAAGCTGTTTTGATTGATGACAACGTAGCTTTGCTGCCGAATAACCAAATCCTTACGCTTGAGAATCACTACGGAAATAAGCGCAAAACAGCAGATTTTGTTCAGAAGGTCAAAGAAGATATTGTTCGCTTTGCCAATGAAGGTGCGGAAGCTGTAGCAGAGGCTATACGTGACATCATCCGCAAGTTACACGCAGGTGTATTGTCAATTGCTGTAATCATCAATCCGACCAACATCACACCGCCTGAATTTGTTTTCCACCCAAGTTACACCTATACAACAGAAGAACAAGTATTTGCCGATGTGCCTGCTACGGCAGCAAGACGTATGTCCCCTAGCGCACAACAGTCTTACAAGGTGCTGTACCCAAGTATTAAAGATCGCCTTATCAAGGACAACAAGTTCATGGTGATTGCTGACAAACCGTCAGCACGGGTATTTGTGTTCCGTCCAGACGGTTCTTTGCTGCTGGATAAAAAGTCCTTGTTTGGACTGACCAAGGGTGACTTCTACAAGGGCAACGCTAAACTGCCCCAGAACCGTATTACGCCCGCAGGATACTTTACGATGGGTTTGCGTGACGCAACGCGAAGCCCAAGCGAAGCAAGAACCGCTGGCGAATACGACTTTAAAAAAGTGTTCGTGTTGGATAAGGCGTTAGGCGGCAAAGCCAGTGTGACTTTATTCCATTCTGTGTGGTTGGGAGAAACTGATGCAGATGCACGTGCTCGTGCGCTGGAAAACGAAGATGCAACCGATTCGCGTTACTCGTTTGGCTGCATCAATGTTGACAAGAAAACATACAGCATGTTGGTTGACAAACATCTGCAACAGATGGATGGAGCCGCACTGTTTATTATTCCAGATGACCCTGAGAATCTTGCGGCGATGCTGTCTGGCAAGCAGGTGAACGGTGACGAGTTAACGCGCACTGAATTCAAGCCTGCAACAAAACAAGTTACAAAGATTGCTCCAGCGCAAAGCGCAATTGATAACGAATTGCAGGAAGAAGTGTTGGCTGATAGGAGGCGACCCCTCTACCGCAAAGACGAAAGCAAAGGTGCGCAGGTTAAAGGGCTGGATGATGCCATAGTCAAATCCATTGCTGGATGGGAAAATGCGCCTGACGTAGTGCTTGCCGATAACATGGATGATGCCCGCATACCGCAGGAAGTCCGTGACGATTTCAACGCCACCAAGGAAGTAGGCGACCCTGACCCCAAAGGGTTTTACTTCAAGGGCACTGTCTATGTTCTGCGTAGCCGTGCGGAATCCATCAACGATGCTTTGACGACCCTGTACCATGAGGCATTTGGTCATGCGGCATTACGGCGTGAATTTGGTAAAGGCTTGAAGCCGATACTTGAAGATGTCATCAAGTACTTCCGCAAGGATGTAATGGCCATCTATGACGACTACACATCCAAGGCAAACCAAAAGCCAGAGAGCGAACTGAAGTTTGAGGATTTACGTGAAGCCGCCGAAGAATACCTTGCAAGGCTGGCAGAGACACGACCAAACCTACCTGTTATCCGCAGGCTAGTGGCTTACGTGCGTAGCTTCTTACGCAAGATTGGGTTCAATGTAAACCTGACCAATGATGAGATTATTGCCAAGTTCATAATCCCCGCAAGAAACGCAATGATTGGCAGAGGTAAAGACACGGCACAGGATGGTGACATCCGCTATAGCAAAGAAGGCAAAGTTGGCACAGAATCTGGAGCAACTGGTTTCATAGAGGTTGACGGTGTGCAACGACCGATTGCAAACAGTAGCGGGCAGCGCATCCATCAGACTGACGAAGGTCTGCGCAACTTTTGGCGCTGGTTTGGTGATAGCAAGGTTGTGGATGACCAAGGTAGGCCGTTGGTGGTTTATCACGGGACGAAATCGAAATTCACTGTGTTTGATACCACGAGAGGCATCGGGTCATGGTTCACGGCGGACAGACAGGGTGCGTCATTATTTGGTGACGCAATTTCTGTTTATCTTAAAATCAAGAACCCCGGCACATTAGCGGACTTGGCTGCGGCTCGGCGCGTTGCTGCTGCGGCGTTTGACCCAATGGCGCAGGCGCATGAATTTAACGCTGCTGTTATTGCAGATATGGAACGACGTGGTTTTGACGGCGTAAACGATACGAGATTTGCGGGCGCTGGTGGCGATGGTGCGGCGGTGTTTGTCGCCTTCCATCCTGAGAAAATTAAATCCGCCACTGGCAACATTGGCACTTATGATGCGGACAATCCTGACATCCGCTATAGCAAAGGCAAGAAGGAATCCGAGAACCTGCCTGCCGAATACTATACCCCCGTAACACCTACTTCTGAGTACAAGGAAGAACCGCCTACCGATAAGCAAGCGGTTAAGGATGATGAAGCACTGTTAGAAAAATATGCGAGACCAGATACCCCACTGACAGATAACAAGACGATAAAGGAATTTGCTTTTGAGGTTTATGACGACATAAAGGAAACCCTGAAAGAGGTTCTTAAAAGCCCACGTGAAGCCGTAAAGGACATGGGTAACAATGTTACCGACCTAGCGATTGGCGGACGTACCACGTTCGTATTCTCGGGCGCAGGCGTTGAAGCACGGGATATGGCTAAATACGGTGGTTTACTCGAAGATAGCGAAGGTTTGGCTGTTGCATCTATTGCAATTGACCAGGCTACCCGCTCTGGAAATATAGCCGTTGAGGTTATCAAACGTGGCGGCATTTCCTACAACAAAGAAGCCAAGATGTTCCAGGCGGTACGCACTGGGTACAGCATGGTCAACGTATACAAGGAAGAAGGCAAGCTACGCAAAAAACTAGGTAGGCAACTGGCGGCAAACATAATCAATGGCTACTTTGAAGGCAGACGTTCGATTGACATCATGGAAGCGTATGAAGCACGTGATGTTATGCGGCAAGACGCAGAGCAGATGTTAGCGGCAGCGAGGAGCACCGAGGACTACCAAACAAGGGCAAACATTACCAAGCAGATTATTAGCCACCTGAAGTCTTATCAGAAGGGTTTGAAGGATGCCAATGGTAATCCTCAATTGATAGCCGATATTGATGAAAGAATTGAGCAACTGACCGCTGCTGCTGAAGCAATGGAAAAGAAAGTTGTTGATGAGAATACCATCAATAAGTTGCGCAAGATGGTTGAAGATGCCCGCAAATTGGTAGAAAACATTATGCCTGCCGTGCGTTCGATAACCATGTTGCCAGAGGAGATGCAAGAATTTGCGGCATTGGATAAGCGACACCCTGAACTAAAAGTGATGGCTGACAACTGGCGCGGCGTGAATAGAAACATCGTGCGCTTTTGGTATTCGATTGGCAAGCTAACCCAAGAAGCATACAGAAACTACATGGCAATGGATAGCTATGTGCCATGGAACCGCATCATGGAAGAAGGTGACGAGTTTGCTTCAGCATCGGAAACGACTACCCGAACATTGACCAATATCCCGTCAATCAAGAAGTTCAAGAAGGGTAGACCTGAGCGCAAGACAATCATTCGGGTTACGAAGAAAAACATGAAGACCGAAATGCGGGATGAGGTTGGCGTAAAGATCACTGTTGATGGAAAAACTAGCTTTGTATCGCTTGAAGGGGAAAGCCAGAGAGAGCGAGTACTGGAAGATGGTGAAACCCCGACCATTCAGTCAAACACGCTGAAGACTATTCCGACATCTGGTTTGAGGGTGTTCGTTAATGGCGTACAACTTGAACAAGACCAATACTCTATTGACCCACAGGGCAACCTAAACATCAAAGCAGGCATCAAAATTGGTGACACGATTACCCTAATTGCAAACAGGGAAATCAATAACATCGTCGACAACATGACCCGCAGTGTTATGCGCATGACCATAAACGGTTTGCGCCACTATGCGGCCACAAGGATTGTTGGAGAGTACGCTACACGCCTGAATGATAAGCAAATTTCAAAGGAAAACGCACTGATCATCTTTAGGGATGATGTGCCTAAAACAGAGCGAGGAAAGATAGCCACCTTTGATAAGCCTGACAAAGCATTGAATCGGTTTACCTATATACACATGGGTGTTCCCAAAGTAGTGGAAATCCAAGACCCTTGGGTTGCTGCCGCTATTTATGGGCTGGCCGACAATGACCCGAAAGGATGGGCGCAAGCAATTAAGGCAAGCCAATCAATCGGCAATTTCATTAGGCGTTCTGTTACGTTGACCCTTGCTTTCCAATTAAAACAGGTGTTCCTCGATGCGCCCAGTGCGTCATTTATTACGGGCGTTCAAAAACCAATGGCACTCATGCGTAAGGCATGGGCATCACTTGGCAAAGCCATGAACACGAACAACCCGACAACCGACCTGCTCAAATCATTTGGGTACGGTGGATACTACAGCGTTGGGCAAACACCTGAACTAGAAGTCAAGCGGCAAATCGGTGTGATAAACAAGAACGTTGGCAACATCGTGGCATCGGGATTGGATTACCTATCTGATACCGCTGATATGCCACAGCGTATAGCCACCTTTGAGCGTATCATGGATGAAACAGGCGATATGACCCGTGCGCTCTATATGTCGGGTTATGTGTTCAACCCATTACGCAGGGGCACAAGTGGGTTTGCACAGACGTTGCACAAGTTGGTTCCATTCCTATCGGCATATATTAATTCAACCGATACCCTAATCCGTACTTTGGTGGGTTCTGGATTGAAAGGCATAAGCAGAAAGCAAGCATTGAAGCGAGTATCTCAAGCCTTTGCCATGTTAGCCCTGCTAAACATAGCCTACGTATTTTTGGCTATGCAGTCGGATGATTATGAAGAATTGGATGATGAAACCAAACTCAAGCACTACATCCTGCCAAGCGGAATAAAATTGCCCGCAAACAACCCCGTACTAGTTCTGACCAAGCAATTGCCCGAAATCCTGATTAACCAGATATTCAAGGATGCAACCGAAAACGAATGGGACGCAGAACGCCTAAAGAAGGCATACGGCAAAGCATTTTTATCTGCAATATTCGCACCGCCTACCCCAGTACCAGCAGGCGCAAAAGAAGCACTGGAGGTTACGCTAAACAGGAGTTTTCATACCAACAGGGCTATCACGCCAGAATATCTCCAAGACCTGCCAACAGAGATGCAGTTCACAGCGTACACATCCGAGCTTGGGAAACTCATAGGGCAAACAGGGTTGATTGCACCAACCACGGCAGACCACCTGACAAGAGCCATATTTGGTTCTACGGGTGCAACAGCACAATGGGCGGCAAACTCCATCGTTGCGCTACAGGGAAAGAGACCAACACCTGAATTAAAAGAAGCACCTATCATCGGCCCATTCATACGCAAAGACGTTGGACGCGGCAAAGAGCAACTGTTCTATGACCTGAAGGCAGATGTGGATGCTGCGTCAACGGCTGTCAAACGCGCCAAAGACGCGGGTCTACGGGACGAAGCAAGGAAGTATGCCAAAGAATATCGAAAGCTACTGATAGTAGAGCCAAAGGTAGATGATTTATCACGTCGCATTAAAGAGCTTAACAAGAAGATAAATAGCGTATCTTCGAGCAAAACTACACCATTGTCCGCTGATAGGCGCAGAGAAATTATTACCAAACTCGAAGGCCAAAAACAGAAAGTACTATCAGGTATTGCTACACTGAGACGGAAGGCTTACTCAGAGTGACTTCGACATAACCACCAGTACCACCTTTAGCAAACGACATAGACCATAGACTGTCATCCACGGCCACAACGTCGCGGATGGCATCTATGAGTGATTTACATCTGCTAATGGCGTTATCAATATCGTATGCTCGTTTCGTTGGCGGGTAAAATACTAAGTGAGCGTGTAAGCTAGTTTCATTTATGCGCCTCAATCCCTGAGCCTTTGCCGTGTAAATACACTCCTCCTTGTAGGCTTTCTTCGCCTTCGCAAGCACAGCCCAATGCACCCGAACATTCGGACTTAGCTTCGTGCTCGGCCAAGGAAGTTTAATCGTTACTGGCAACATTCCACAACTCAAACGGAACGGGTAGGTCGTACTGGCCGAACAGCTCGGTCAGCCCACCAAGGCCAATGCCGATGGCTTTGGCGGCCTTGCGCGCCGACAGCCGTCCGTTCTCCAGCGCCTCGTGCAGCATCTTCACGAAGGACGCAGAGAAACGCTTGGGTGGCCCCGACACGGAGGGCCGCTGCTTCTCTTGGGAGAGACTTTGCCGAGTGTCGTCACCGATGAGCTTGAGGTTGAACAGCCGCCATGCCAGCGCCACTGGCGCGACCCGCAGCAAGGCCGCGACCTCACACAGATGCGCGATGTCGTTGACGCGTTCCTTGTCGATGAGTTTGTCGAGCGAGGCACGCGGCATCAGGAGCGCAGCCGCGAAGCTGTTGGCCAACTGCTCGACGCGTTTCCCCTTGGTGCGCTCCTCGAAGGAGTTCGACTCCCGATGCTCGGGCTTCATCGCATCCCACGTCAGCGCGTGGAAGAGTTCGTGGGCGAGGTCGAAGAAGCGCCGAGCCTCGCTTTCGTTGCGGTTGATGAGGATGACGCCCATCTCCTCCAAGTGGCAGGTGGCACCGGAGATCGACTTGCCGTCTGCGGTCTCAACCGTATCGACGAACAGCACCGGAATGTCCAGTTCGCGCTCGACCTTGTCGATCAGGGTCTCGGCAGGAATAACACCCAGGTCAAGCTCTGCGGCAAGGCTTTCCGCGCGCTCCTGCGCATCCTCGTAGGACGACTGGGTGGACAGGCGCAGGGCGCGCTTGAGCACGCTGGCCCGGCTGTCGCGCTGTTCGCGCAACCAGCGCAGCAGCCCGATCCATTGACCAGCTTTCAGCTCGAAGCCGTCCAGGCTGTCCTCGGATACGCCGGGGTCGGCGCGCCAGTTGAATTGCGCCTCACCCGCCACGGCAAAGGGGTCGATGAAGAACTCGATGTCCCGATCCAGTAGATCGGTCAGGGCGAGCATTTCCTCCGCCCGCAGCGTGCGCTTGCCGTTTTCGATGTCGGAAACCGACTGGCGGTCGTTCAGACCGAGGCCTTCAGTAAGCTGATCCTGCGTCCAGCCCTTGGCCTCGCGCGCCGCCTTCACGCGGAAGCCGATCAGCTTGTGCGAGATCTTGTCGAGCATGGTTTGGCACCTCCTAAAGCGTCATTCTAATCTTGCGAGATCAATTAAGCAAGAAAATCTTGCGAAATACAGAAAGCGGCAGCTTTGCCCTACGTTGCCATCCGCTTCGAACGATTTGGCGGACCATAAAGACGGTTGCAATTCTTCGGAGCCGTCATGCAAATCATCAAACTCTTATCTCCACCGGAGATGACCCCCTGCGCCAGGGCGAGGGAAATCTGCGCCATCCTCGGTGTTTGTCACGAAAGATGACCGCTTTTTAGTGAATTAGACCATAGTTTTTAAAGGTTGGCCCCGGTCTTTTTTGGGGTTGAGCCAAACCGCTTGATTTCCTTGCCATTGACGGGTTGTTCTCGATTTCCAGCGGTTAGGCATTTGCCGTTTTGCCGCTTCATAAACGGATTTTCTTTTTTGAAGAATCTGATGATCTTGCCCCTGATGCCTTTGCTCGGGGGTAACAAACGCAATACCGCTGTGGCGGTGCTGTGTGTTGTACCAGGTCACAAACTTATGCACCCAAGTTCGGGCTTGGTGAATACTTTCAAATGGCTTGGTTGGATAAGCCGGTGTGTATTTGAGCGTACGGAACATAGCTTCTGAGTATGGATTGTCATCACTCACACTGGGGCGGCTAAATGATGGAACAATGCCTAATTGTTGCAGGGTTGCCAACATGGTTGCGCCCTTCATCGGGCTTCCATTGTCCGGGTGCAGCGTCAGTTGATGGCGTTTGATGCCATGCAAACTGCACGCTCGATGAATGAGCCTTGCAGCATGATCTGATGATTCTTGTGCATGAACCTCCCAGCCAACTATCGCCCTGCTATAGATGTCAATGATCATATACAAACGCAGAAATTTCCCTAGTATGTCGCTGGGCAAATAAGTGATATCCCAGCTCCAGACTTTGTTGGGCGCATCGGCCAACCAAGCTGTGGGCGCTGGAATTTTACGAGGCGGTTTTTCCCTGCCACGGCGTTGGTCTTGCTGGTGCTGCTTTAAAACCCTGTAGAAGCTAGATTCGGATGCCAAGTAAACACCCTGATCGGCCAGCCTAGGCACAATTTGTGATGGAGGTATGCGATGCCCCATAAACCTACACCGCCGCATAAATGGGATTCCAAAGCCAAGTTGGCTGCGGTTATCCACACAGCGGCTATGAACGAATTTGAGCGCTCAGAGTATTGCCGCGAGTGTGGCCTTTATCCTGAGCAATTGGATGCTTGGAAGGCCGCATTTGAGGCTTTAGACACGGATGCCGTGCCTGCCAATAAGCATGAATTAGCCATGCAGCGCAAAGAGCTTAAAGCTTTGCAAAGGGAAATTCAACGTAAAGATAAAGCATTAGCCGAGGCAGCAGCTCTGCTGGTATTAACAAAAAAAGCGCAGGCCATCTGGGGCATCAAAGAGGAAAGCTAACTCCTCTTGAGATGAAACAGATGGCCATCACATGGATTGAGCAAGCCGTTGACTCTGGGGCCCGCTATCACAAAGCCTGTTGGGCCATGGGCATTGATAGCCGAACTTTGCGGCGTTGGCGTCAAACCGATAGACCCTTGGAGGATCAGCGAAAGCACCATGCTCAGTTGCGCCATCATCCGCAGGCCCTGACGCAAGATGAAAAACAGGCCATCATTGACGTATGCAATAGCCCCCCATACCAAAGCCTACCTCCATCACAAATTGTGCCTAGGCTGGCCGATCAGGGTGTTTACTTGGCATCCGAATCTAGCTTCTACAGGGTTTTAAAGCAGCACCAGCAAGACCAACGCCGTGGCAGGGCAAAACCGCCTCGAAAAATTCCAGCGCCCACAGCTTGGTTGGCCGATGCACCCAACAAAGTCTGGAGCTGGGATATCACCTATTTGCCCAGCGACATACTAGGGAAATTTCTGCGTTTGTATATGATCATTGACATCTATAGCAGGGCGATAGTTGGCTGGGAGGTTCATGCACAAGAATCATCAGATCATGCTGCAAGGCTCATTC